GTAGATATGGCTCAACTAGGTTCTTGAATTGCGCACGAGTAAACTCGTCGTTGAATTCAAACAGAGCAAATTCAGCAGCAGTAGAAATCGCTTTCTCTAGTACGATGAATAGACGGCGAACGTTGATGCGGTCAAACGCAGATGGTTTAGCCAACATAGTCTTGTCACCAAACAATACAGTACCACGTCCTGGGAAAGTTACAACTGGGTTTACACCGTTCTTGTAAAGTAGGTCGCGTTCTGCTTGGTTTGGATTAAAGTTTAGCTTAACTAGATTTTTAATCTGACCACGAGTGAAACCAGCTGGTGAGAACCATGGGTCACGAGTTTCATCAGTTCTTGCGCATAGACCAGCGATGTCGCCGTTTAGTGGGATGTAGCGATAAACGTCGTTATAGCGGTCATACTGATACTTGTAACCAGAATCGATTACAGCGTAAGAAGTTGACGATAGAGTATTGCGGAAAGTTACGATAGAATCAGCTGAAGTCGAGCGAGTTGGCGAAACGAAAGCCACGCAATCTTTACGAGTTTCAGCGATATTGTCGATTACATAGTTAGCAACACCCGAACCTGCTTTACCAGTCATGACTAGAGAAACGTCAACAACGTTCTTGTCTTTGAATAGGTCGTATGCAGTACCAAGATTTCCTAGTGTAACCGAACTTTCTGTCGAAGTATCGACACCATTCGAGAACGATAGAGTCATTGGTAGAGTTTGAGCTGAAGAAGCGACGCTTAGAGCAACAGCAGCTGGAGCACCAGCACGATGATTTGCCCAATAGATATACTCAGAGTCAGTTGTAATTACATCTTTGTAGTATAAAGTCTGACCGTTTTCGCCCTTAGCGTTTGTAGCGCGGGATAGACCTTCAAATACTTCTAAAACAGCGTTCTTAGTACCGCTGAATAGACCATCTTCGTCAACTACAACAATGTGTAGTTCGTCCTGTGCAAAAGTATTACCATAAGCAGCAACAAAGGTCGACTGTCCTGGAGCTTTATCTACTTCATTGTAGAATTCCCAGTAGCGAGTTAGTGCGTTTGAAGAGTTAGCGGTTGCGTTGGCAGAACCAGTAAACTTGCTATCGAAAGTAATTACAGCTTGTGCACTGAATACGCTGGCGTTGCCAGTTTCAACAGCAGCACCAAGAGAAGCTACCTTTAGATATTGGCTCTGACCATTTACAACTAGATAATCGCCAACTCTAATTTTACCGATGATGCTTGTAGCAGAAGTATTAGCAGCAGTGTTCGATACAGCAGAAACAACTCTTAAGTTAGCAGTTAGGCTGTTTGGAACAAGTGTTAGTGTGCCTTCAATAGTAGCAGCGCCATCTGTCATGTCTAGGGCATTGCTATAAGCATTTGCCGAGTCACAAACAGAGATCTTTAGTGAATTACCTAGTGTACCAGCATAGCGAGCGTAGTAAACAGCGTTAGCGCCAGCAGAAATACCATCTTCATAATCTGCTAGATTTTTAATTTGAATCGTAGTTTCAGCAGCTGTGTTAGCCTGTGCGTTTCTAGCAGCTGTATCGATAGCACGAACAACATAAAGAGCGTTGCCGTATGCTAAGAAGTTAGCTGCAGTGTAGAATGTTTCGAAATTGTCTGCGGTTGGCTTACCGAAAATCTTTACAAGAGAGTTTTCAGAACTGACTAACACGCGTTCTTCAGCTGGACCGAAGCTAAAAACGCCTGCAAACGCACCAACAGAAGCGGAAACTGCTGGTACAACGGTGGTCAGGTCAATTTCTCTTACATTGATACCTGGACTGACTTGGAATGCCATCTTGTTTCTCCTTGTTCAAAATAGAGCCAGAAATATAATAATATTTGTAATATATTTAGTAAAATACGGTTTTAGAAGAATAATTCACGGTCGAAAGCAGACACATAAACTTCGTCTTCGAAGTTCATTCCATCGTCGGCAAAGAACGGTAACATGTCGTCTTCCAGTTCTTTTTCTCGTTCTTCCATTAAGTTCTTTCTGACATCGGTTTCTAATAAATCTTTGAAATAATTTTGATTTGTCATCCAAGCAAATAATACCAAACACATAACAAGATCGTCATGTTTACCATACTCGGCTTCGTAAGACGTCCCTTTACTTATAAAAGTAGAGAGTTCACTCAACAAATCGTAATCGTTGATTATCAATTTATTGTTCTCGATCAAAGCCTTCATGTTCAAACAACCGACTCGCTTTGTAGGCTGAGTTGTCTTTAGACCAACTCTTGATTGTTTGTGAAATCCACCACCCAGAACCTGACCCTTACGACCAGTTTGAGTGATTCTCAGTACACCCTCGCACTCAAAATCTGAAATTAACATTTCGGCTATCTGCTGGCCAATGTCGTTAGTTTCAACTAAAATGGGACAAAAGTTATAGAACTTATGGGATTCATTAATAAAGTGCGGGAACATCTGTGGTTCTACGTTGTTATCTCGATAGACCGCAGCCACTCTATATGGAAATTCGGTAACATCAACAACGACGAATGTAGAGTAGTCACCGCCGACACCACGCGCCACGTCAGCCGTCATTACATAACGGTGTTCCGGATCTGGCATCGCATAGATTCTAGTAGAACCATGAGTAGAAATAGGATCTTCATAGGTTAGTCGTTGCAAGCACTCAGCCGATAGTAGCGTATTACTAGAACCAAGGAACTCTACTTCGTATTCCTGACGGAATTGCTCAGGTGAAGTATTGTTAATTGTTTCTTCTTTCCACTTCTCATCACGACCAGGATATTCAGACCAGTGAACGTCAACCGCTGTATAGCTGTTACGTTTCTTGACAGCGTCAGTCCACAGCTTGTAATACAGTTCCATACCATTTGGTGTGGATGTAATGATAATCTTGGTTTGCTTACCAGACGAAATAACTGGATATGTAGCGGTGAAGAACTTTAGCTGAATGTGTGGCGGAATGTGAGCAAATTCGTCGAGGTACAGGACCGAGATAGACTTACCACGAATAGCAGAACTTGATGTAGGCGCACAGATAAACTTGGCACCATTTTCTAGTGCGAAGCTTCGTTTGTTCCAAGCTACAACACCTTGTTGCATCCACAATGGCAGGTTTTCGTATGCCATTTGAATACGGTCAAGAATTTCCTGAGCCGTATCCATTTTGTTAGCGAGGATAGCGATATAGGATGGGTTGTCAGCAAACAAGCCTTCGTGTAACAATAAGCCAGTCGCGGTGGTAGTTTTACCCATCTGGCGACCGCAACGAACAATAGTAAAGCGATTTTCTTTAGCAGCCTTAACAAACCGCTTCTGAAAGTCGAACATCTTAAAGTTGATTACACCCTCGTCAAGAGAGATAATCTTTACATATTTCTCACAGAAATAAATCGGATCTTCTTTACACTTTAGGTATTCTTCGATTTGCCATGGTTGCCACTCGATTTGCATACCGACTGGCTTTAGAAGCGGATTTCCGTTTACACCATTATGTTCAATCTCAAAATCATAATCTTCTTCTTGCATCACTGCGCTCATTCATCTGACTCCAGATTCTTGGCGCGTTCTTTTAGAAACTTTTGTAACTCAGCTGTTGATCCGACGAATAGATTATTGTTAACTGTTTTAGGCGAGCCTTCGGGTTGGACACCACGAGCCTTATCGATATCAATTTTTTTCTTGCGTGTTTCAAGCAAGTCTTTGTTGGTATCAGCTAGTGTTTTAATTAGCGTGGCAACCACTTCGTACGCACGAGGGTGCTCGCTATTCTTAGCAAGCATAATCAACTCATCAAGAGCCTTGTTTCCTTTCTTAGCGAGTTCTTGTAGATTTTTGCGCGCAAGCTCAAAGTCCTGCTCGGCATCGTTTGTTTCTTCGACGACCGCAGGAAGCTGTTCTTCTTTTTGTTCTTCAACCACAAGAGGATTCATTTCTAATGCTTTGGTCAAGTTATCCATAATACTGTTCATATTTTATACGTCTTCTATCGTTACGATATAATCCCAGTCATCGGTGACCAAAATGTATTCTTCGCTAATGCTCAACGAAGAATTAGCTGTACCAGTTCCTTTATAGGTTGACTGGTAGTTGTTTGCTACCAAGTTTGTGTTAAATGCAGAATCAACTCTCATGGATATATTATTGGCAATCGATGTAACGAGCTTGAATTGATTGGCAGCTTTTACATAATTACCAACTGCCATAGTTGTGGTAAATGAAGTTGCGGAACCTGTAACCAAATTTCCAGAAGAAGAAATCGTTCCAGCTAAGTTAGCTGTTGGCTCTAATCCTGGTCGGATTGTCACTTTTTCTAGAGCAGTGTTTGAAGTACCGATAGCTGTGTCAAATCCATCGATAAAGAAATTGACATTTGCCAACTTAATTAGTTTCTTAGTCTTTGTTGGACCAAAGAAGTAACACTTCATCGTAAAATCTAAAGTCCAGATTAAAGCACGGCGAGTTTCAAAATCTCCCTCGTACGTGTCGTCTGAAGAAACAGAAAGTAAAACGAGCGGGATATCTAACTTAATATCCATATCGTCTATTAGCTGAACGGTATTAGTCCACTCCGGAGTAAAGAATGGAAGGATCTGCTCAAGAATTTGAGTACCATCTTCCGCGTTCTTTACCATGATGCTTAGTTGAAAGTTTACATCGTATGGAACTGGCGCGTACATAATTGTACGATTGGTTCCATTGGTTCCAAGTGCAGTAAACTTCTTAATTGTGCTTAATTTGCGCTCACCAGCATACGTCATTGATGTCATCTCAAAGCCCATGCGTGGCAAAGAAACAGCGTCAGGTTTTCTTAGAGAAGGATCTGTTTCGATTCGAGCCAATAGTTTATCGCGTGGTGAATATGAAATAGGAACTTTAATTCGTTTATCAACTACGCCAGCAGTTGTTTTTCTTGAAACAACGATGTTGTTGAACATCGTTCCGAATACAACGATATATCTGCGTAAATGTTCGTGGTAAAACTCGTGACCGAAAATGACACTTTCTCCTTAGTAGTTGTTGCCTTCACTGAATGGATCCATTTCACTAAAGTCAAGAATACCTGACTGACCATCGGTTTCAAACTCTTCATTTTGCGCTTGAATATCTGTTAGAGCCACAGATGTAGACAAAGCAGTTCCAATATCAACATCTAGTTCAGAATAAATTTGGTCGATATCTGGAATACCAGTATCAAATGTTTCGTTGTTAAATTCAAACAACTCGCAAGTCATATCCCATGTTTGTAGTGAACCTAATTGATAGAATATGGCTTCGTGCTCAACAAACATAATCTTATACATTTTTCGAGTCAGTGGGAACCAGATTAAGTCGCCTTCTAGTGGACGTACCATATTCGATTCTTGTGTGAGAATTTCGCCAGCAAAACTACGACGCGAAACAGTAAAGGTAATTCGATCGCGAATCTCGAGACCAAACTTCGACATAAAGTCGCCTTCGCCTTCAAATCCATCGACGTTTTTAATGTACATTTCGATAGGATGTGCGGTGTTGTAGGTCGCTAGTTCTTCTTCGCGGAACACAGTATCTCTGGCTACTACACGTTTCGGTAGATAATACAAATCAATACCGTAGATTTTAATTGATTCCACAACTAAATCTTCGATAAGGTTTTGCTCCATCGAAGATTGAAAATTGTTAAAGAAAAAGTTGGTGGCCATTAGCCAATCATATCCATATTTGGAAGCGAATAGCTATTCAGCATTTCTTCTTCCATCTTAGCAATTTCAGCAGCTGCGTCGTCTAAGATTTTCTCACCATTAAACTGAACGCCACCAGGAAGATTCAAACCAGTAAACTTGGTTAGATTTGAACCCCACTGATATTTGATTTTAGCAGTGCAGTAGTTCTGAAGCCAACGATCGCCCCAAGCGTCAGTCCATGTGTCTGGGTCGACGACTTCATATGCTTCTACGATAATGTAATGACCGACATCAACTTTATCCCAATCCATATCGATATGTAAACGATCGCGATGGCGCTCGTAGCGAATTGGTTGTTTACCGACTAGCAATTCTTCTAAGAACTGAATGTGTTGCATAGCCATAAAGTATGGCACCATTGACTGGCTGGTTAAAGTATACAAGTCATTAAGCGCAATCTGATAACGAATATTGAATAGATTATTGGTATTGACTGCATCACCGATGTCAAAGATATTAATCGCGCCGATGATGTTCTCAGGCATGGTAATATACTTGTTGTCTTTATCAGGTTGAGTTACAAGGTGCTTGTAGTAGGTTCTGTGTGAACCGTCAAAGTGATAATCCCAGAAATAACGAATAGACTCGTCAATACGATCTTCGACTTGGTCGTCGTCGACGTTGATTTCGATGACTGGCTTACCCAGTTTACGAAGGCAATATTCTTTGAATTGAGCTCTGGTAGCAGGAACTGCCATGTGTATTCTCCGTGTTATCCGAGGATATTATCTCGAATATCCTTTATCCAGTATTTAGTAGCTTCGCCATTTTGTTTTATTCTATTATAGGTCGAAGCTGGTAGATAATCCTCGACCTGTTCGGCATAATCTAGATAGATATCAAACGGATATCCGAACGTTTCTTCTGGATACAGATCTTCATATTTCTTGATAGCTGGCATCCAAAAGTTAATTACGATAGATTTAGAAGCCTTGATGTTATGTATTACTGTTTCTCTAGCTGAAATGGCAGTACCAATTAACACGTCGTGCTTCATATTATAATGACGAGGTAGATTGGACTGTTGCTTGGTATTCGTTAGTTCTTGTAATAATGCACCATCAACAGCAGGAATTTCTTCAACCTTATCCATATTTACAGCAAAGACATTAGCATCAAACGCGCTATCGTTTTTAGGAAGCCCAATCATGTGGTACATGTTTAGTCGTTTGTTATCGCCATAGACACGAGGTTTGCTAATTGCCAGTCTATGAGTTTCTAGAAGATCTATAATTTCATTTGTAAATGGATCTTTAAGAATCAATGCGCCAGCTGAGACAATAAAATGTTTTCCTTTACTATTAAGACCAGCCAATACATCTATCGTAGAACTAACAGTATTGTTTTGATCCCAATCGTCAACTACGAACACTTCTGTTCCACAGAAATTAGTGACTAGTTTATCATAGTCTTTGAATATCTCAAACTCAGAACTTTTGTGAATGTTCTCTTCGTACATTTTATTGTACTTATCAACTTGAGATCTTGGCACCAAAACTACTAGCTTATCGTGCGAAGAGTTCTTTAGGGCTGATTTGATTGTTAGAAACGAACCATGGTGCGTTGCTATAATAACTAAAGTTTTCATTCTTTGTGCTTGTATGTTTCTTTCATGTGAGTAAAATACTTATCGATTCGTTCCTGATAGTTGTCGTGATATACACAGACAAATCCAGATTCAGGGTGCGAAAACAAAGCAGCGAGCTTATTGTAAAGTGTATCCTTGACGCCACAGCGGTCAAGAGCATTGTAAACGTGTTCGAATGTTCCACGACCTTTGCGTTCTTTTAGATCGATAAGACCAAGTTTCTTTCCTAAGATAGTAGCTGATAATCCAGTTTCAGAACTCATACAGAAGTATGCTTTTTCGCATTTCTTTAGAAGTGGATACAGAGCCACGTCATTATTGATACACTTGTCACCCCAACGTTTCATCAGCATGGTCTGCCAAACCTTAGCAGTAATCGGATGCAGTTTAACATATGCGCCATCGGCTACGAGCTGATCAATTTTTTCCATGTCACACCATCCGCCCTCTTTAGTCAGCAGATTAGTTCCAGGAAGAATTACAAGTTCTTTTACAGGTAGATCGCTTTCTTCGTCAAGCAAATACTTGTCAGTTAGATTAGCTTTCAGTTTAGCAACAATAGCAAGACCTTCTTCGGTTGGTCCTTTTTTAATCACATTGATCAAATTCTGAACAGAAATCGTAGAGTTACATGGCGAAATCATTACAACTTTAGTCAACAAATCTGTATACTTGTAGCCATGAATGCGATCTTTAGGTGATTCGTACGAGATATCGTATTCAATCTTAACACCATTTATAGTCTTAGGAATCAACTTAGAGATGTTTGCTAGTTCGTCGTTTTCATCAGAACGTAGTGCATTTCCAGTTTTCATAAAATGTGTAACTGAGTCGCCGAGCCATTCGTTCGACGACATGTACATAAATGGTTTCTTTTTCTTTTTGACTTCTTCTACCATAACAAAATCCTCGATTATTTTTCTAAATCTTTTACTCGTTTTTTCAACGATTTAATTTCTTTCTCGATATCAATCATTTTCTGTAGAACTACTTCTACGAAAGATTCGAGTTTGCGATTTACCATATCGACGTTCACTGGAGCGCCATTTTCATCAGTTTGTATATTCATAATATTCTCCTTTTCATATTATATTTATTACGTGCTTCTAGAAGTTTCAAAGCTGGTTGTTGTATCATATGTGGTTGTAGTAGACTTATTCGTATCGAACGTAGTCGTTTTACTTGTAGCAAAAGTCGTAGTCTTCGACGTATCAGTATTAAACACAGTGTTGGTTAAGAACACAGTGGATGTTGCAAACGTCGTTGTATATGTTGTATCAAATACGGTAGAAGTTGATTTGCTGGTTTCTTTGTTGGTATCAATCGTGGTATCACGGCTGGTACTGGTTGCAACAATAGTCGTTGTTTGGAATATAGTAGAAGTTCCAAACGTCGTAGTATATGTAGTCGTCGTATCAAACACACTAGTTGTTGATTTGCTTGTAGCAGTCAAGAAGTTAGTCGATCTACTTGTACCAATAGTTGTCGCGCGAGTAGTGTTCGTTCCAAATGCAGTTTCAGTACCAAACGTCGTAGTTGTATTTAAGCCAGTGTCAAAGATAGTATCGTAGGCTGTGGCAGTTGACTTACTGGTTGACGTAGCCTTCGAGGTATCAGTAGATTTACTGGTTGACACGGTTGTATCAGTTGCTTTATTAGTATCAAACGTTGTATTAAACGCAGTAGTCGTACCAAAAGCAGTTGATTTAGAAGTTACAGTTGCTATATTTGTAGACTTAGTTGTATCTGTTGCTTTACTGGTTGATGCAGTCGTGTCAGTTGCTTTGTTCGTAGCAAAGAAGGTCGCATACGTCGTGGTTGTTCCAAACGTTGTAGTTTTAGAAGTATCAAACGTTGTATCAAATACGGTAGTTGTACCGAACGTTGTAGTTTTAGAAGTATCAAACGTTGTATCAAACGTGGTAGTGGTAGCAAAAGAAGTAGTTTTGCTGGTATCAGTTGACTTGCTAGTAGAAACAGTAGTGTCCGTCGACTTGCTTGTGTTAAATGCAGTCGTGTAGGCAGTCGTTGTTCCAAACGTTGTAGTTCTAGAAGTGTCCGTTGTTTTACTTGTAGACCCAGTTGTATCAGTAGACCTGCTGGTGCTTACGGTTGTGTCGGTTGCTTTGCTTGTGTTAAAGACTGTGGTGTAAGCTGTAGTGGTATCAAACGTCGTGGTTCTGGAAGTATCAAACGTCGTATTAAACGTTGTAGTTGTACCGAACGTTGTAGTTTTACTTGTAGCAAACGTAGTATTAAACGTCGTTGTAGTAGCATACACAGTGGTCTTTGACGTATTAAACGTTGTGTTAAATGTAGTAGTTGTAGCAAATATCGTCGTGGTTCCACGAGAAGTATCAGTAACTCGGGAAGTAGAACCAGTTGTATCAAACGTCGTATTAAACGTTGTGGTTGTGCCATACGTTGTAGTACGAGAAGTATCGGTTGCTCTAGAGGTAGAAAGCGTTGTGTCTTTTTCAGCAGTGCTGAGTGTAATTACGACACCTCTAGTTAAGTTTTTATTTCCCGCATCATTTTGTCCTATACGAACGTTGATATATCCTTGGGCAGATAAAAATGGCATTTCTTGATATTTTACTGCTGTTCTACTGTTAGTAAATTCGCCTTGTGTTACATCTACACCACCTGCAAATCCTAAAAAGTTTCTTGTTCCTGGCAACGCAGACGCGCCATAAAAACCAAAAACAATAGATTGTGAACTGTCAACAGTTACAGCGTTATTTGCTGGTGCCGTGTCTATTGGGTTTGCGGTTGTTCCGACAAAAGAGGTAGTAACACCTGTAATTCTAACACCTACGCCACCAGTAATCAATACTAATATTTTATCGTTTTGTGTCGCAGCGTTAATACCAGTAACTGTTGCGCCAATATCACCAGACGCCAGTACCTTATAAGAACAGTTAAACGCAGCACGACCTGTACCAGCAGTGTTATTTGCAGTGTTTGCGATATTAGTCCAGTTTGTAGGTAAGACGTTTGTAACAGAAGTTGTTGTTGAGTTATAACCAAAGTCAAACAAGACAGCAACTTGTCCAACAGCTGCGGTGCCTGGAATTGCAATAGTTGAACCTGTAGATGTGGTACCACTATCAACCGAAAATATTGACGTTGCAGTAAATGCTGTAATATACGTCGTATTAAATGTTGTGGTTGTAGCATACGTAGTCGTTCTGCTTGTATCAGTTGCTCTGCTTGTTGAACCAGTTGTATTAAATGTGGTACTAAATGTCGTTGTAGTACCAAATATCGTCGTTGTTCCACGAGAAGTATCAGTGGCTCGAGAAGTAGAACCAGTCGTATCGTAGGTTGTAGTCTTGCTTGTATCGGTTGCTTTACTGGTAGAACCAGTTGTATCAAATGTAGTTGTTCTGCTAGTGTCTGTTGTCTTTGAAGTAGAACCAGTCGTAGCATAAGATGTTAATCTTGAAGTTGCTGTCGCCTTAGAAGTACCTTGCGAAGTTTCAAATGTTGTTGTAGTTGCGTATGACGTATTAAACGTGGTCGTCGTAGCAAATATTGTATTAAACGTAGTTGTTGTACCGAACGTCGTTGTACGAGAAGTATCAGTGGTTTTACTTGTACCTTGTGTGGTATCAAAATTAGTTGTGGTCGCATACGAAGTATTGAATATCGTAGTCGTAGCAAACACTGTCGATCGGCTTGTGTCAGTAGCTTTGCTCGTGGAACCAGTTGTATTAAACATCGTTGTTCTGCTAGTGTCAGTGACTTTACTAGTAGAACCAGTTGTATTGAACGTTGTTGTTTTGCTTGTGTCGGTGGTCTTGGTCGTATCTTGAGAAGTATCAAACACAGTAGTCGTAGCAAACGTAGTGTTAAACGTCGTTGTTGTAGCAAATGCTGTATCAAATACAGTAGTCGTAGCAAATGTAGTCGTTATAGTAGTATCGGTAGTTCTAGACGTTCCTTGCGACGTATTAAACACAGTCGTTGTTGCGTACGAAGTATTAAACGTCGTTGTCGTAGCAAATGTAGTCGTAGTATCGAATACAGTAGAAGTTGCTCTTGAAGTCGCAAAATTAGTAGTGACTAGAGTGTTCGTACTTCTGGTTGTCTGTGTTGTAATAACTGTATCGGTTGTGAACGTCGTAATGTAAGTTGTTTCAAAACTAGTAACAAACGTGGTCGTAGTATCAAATACAGTAGTCGTTGACTTAGAAGTAGCAGTAACATTAGAAGTCGATGCAGTGGTATCGGTAGTTCTACTAGTATTAGTTAAGAACGCAGTATCTGTATTAAACGTTGTAACAAACGTCGTAGCGAAAACGGTATTAAACGCAGTAGTTGTTGACTTGCTTGTAGAAGCAGTAGTCAATCTATTTGTGTCGGTCAATCTTGATGTAGCAGTATCAAGATTAGTTAGTGTAGCATAAACAGTTGTTTTGCTAGTATCAAACGTCGTGGTTTGACTTGTCTCAAATACCGTAGTTGTAGATTTAGTAGTACCAGTTGCACGCGACGTTTCAAAGACAGTAGCAACTCCAGCAGAAGCGCCATAGAAGTCAGAAAACTTAATAGTTCCAGATGTAGGAATCGCAGCATTAATCAGTGTGTTAGCCACAAACACACCACCACGATAATACTCAGAAATTGAGTGTGGTGCTGTACCGCCAAACTCTAGGGCGATGCTTGATAAACTAATTGTGCCAGAAAACGGCAATGGCATTATTAATCCTTACTGAGTTGTGCTTTCAACTCATCAATTTGAATCTGTTGTTCTTTAATTGCTTCAATTAAAAGTGGAATTAATCTCTCATATTTAACCGTCATATATTTGTTATCAATTGGTGCAGGTGCTACGACTTCTGGCATAATAGCATTTACTTCTTGCGCAGAAACACCGACATGCATTTCTTTTTGATAGCCGAGATCTTGAGCTGTAATGTTTGGTTCGTAATAGAAACCATTTAATGATTTAACTTTTTCTATCGCGTTTGAAATGTTTGAGTATCTATCTTTTAGTCGGTCGTCTGAGAAGAATGCTGTAATGTCGCCTGTGGCTGTAATGGCAGTCTGTACAGCAAACGATGAAGTATTGCTATTGCTTACAGTAGACCATATTGCGCGCTCGGCTCCAGTTGTAGAAGCAACATAAAATACGAAGTTGTCATCAGATTGATGAACTAGCCTTGCTCCATTACCAGCAGTAGGATTATTAAAAACAATTCGTTTATCATTAGCGATTGTCAATATATCATTAATTTTTGTATTAGATAGACTTACATTTGATGTATATGTTAATGCAGTTCCGTTGTAACCAAATGTTGATGGTGCTGTACCAAACTTAATAAACCCCAAGCTAGAGTTTTGTTGACCTTTTAGACCTACAGTATCAGCAAGGTTGACATCACCTAACCAAGCATCATCACCAATTCTATAGTTTGTTCCGTTTCCGTTGTTTGCTGCAGTGTAATAATCTGCAGATACAATACCAGATACGTTAGCAAACCCAGTGACGGTTGTATTGCCAGCGGCAAGCGTACCTGTTACGTTAGCAAAACCAGTTATAGTCGTGTTACTAAGTGTAGAACTTGTCGCTAATACTACACTTCCAGTACCAGTGACACTTGAGAAACCAACAAACTCTGCATTCCAACCAGCTGCACCGTTACCAGCCGTAAGATCAATGGAAGTACATAATGCAACCGTGCCTGGAAGAACTGTAATTACAGTAGCAGCGTTGGCTGCTCTTACTTCAACGTTGCCGGTCGAATTGTTGACAATTAGGAATCCTTGACCTAATGTCATTGTTTGTGGAGCAGGTAACGACAATACTTGAGTCGTCGTACCCGTAAAGAACTGCATGTAGTTACTTGATGAAGTTAGTACAGTTGTACCAGCCGCAGTTGCAGTCGTACTGTAACCGTGCTTAATATTGTTAAATATTGGATTAGTGGTATTTAATGTTCCTGAAATAGTAACATTTGATGTAATCGATGTATTAGTACTGGTAATATGAGTATTAGTACCAGATAGAGTCGCGTTGCTAGTTATCGTAACCACACCACCTAAGTTAGTCGTACCTGTTACTGATAGAGCGTGAGCAGGAGTTGTGTTGCCTATACCAACGCGATTATTAGTACCGTCAACAAATAGAACACCGCTGTCAAAGTTTGCATTACCACTAGTTTGTGTAAATGCGGTTCCGACAACCATACTTGCAAGGTTCGCGCCAATTTCAAATGTCGCTGAACCATTGGAAGACAACAGTTTCCTGTCGGTAAGGTTGATTGCTAATTCACCTGCGGCGATGTACGAGGTGTTAGATACGTTGCTTACGTTGGGTAGTAAGCCAGTGGTAGTTGTTCGTTTAATTTGAAATCTATTTGGCATTTGCCTATCTCCTTATGTCAGTATTTACTGACGGATTTTGTACTGAGTATCTACTCAGATCTATTTATATTGATGCTTGTGTTACAGTTAAAATAACGCTAGGAATAGCAGGACAAAATGCGGTAGCAGAAAACGCTGTAATTGATATTGTATTTGAACCTTGTGACGCAGCCCACATTAGTTGAAAGTCATTGTTTGCCTGCATAGAAACAATAAAGTTCCAAGCCGCAACAACATATGTTGTCGAATCAGTAATACTAATTCTGGTAGCAGAGTTAGGAATATCAACATTATCTTTTCTTGGCCAAATCCATATGTCACGAGTTTGGTTGGTCGTCGAACTAAACTGAAGCGAAAATTGATAGTTGTATAAACCAGATATTGCTGCAACTATTGCGTTGTTGCTTCCAGAATATCTGCTTGCTACAGAATGGCCAGCAGCAAAATCTGTGGTATTAAACTTAATAGGATAAGCAGTATTTGCTGTCACAGCAGATTGCGTAGTTGTGTCAGAAAACGATCCATATCTTAGTTTGGTAATAGTTGGTGTGTTGATTAAAATAATACCATCAGTTGTTCCAACTTTGGTAACAGTTCCAATGAATATAGGTTGGTTTGGCGGAGATGGTTTTATACTTGTTAATCCACCAGCAACAGTAGGAGAAATAAACAACTCAGTGCCAATAACCCATGTTTCAGAATAAGGGCTTCCTGTTGTGTTTAATCCTCTAATCTTACCAAATTTTGTAGCACGACCAAGTGCACCGTTAGCAACTGATTCAGTGCATACTCCGATAACATGTAATGAATCTGCTGAAGAGTTCGCTGTGAATAATGCTACTGTTGGATTGCCGTCACCATTAGCGCCGATAACTTCAAGAACAGTTCCATCTACAATCGTAGCACCTGTGGTATTTCTAAAGAGAGTCATGTGCTCTAAACCAACTTGCAACGTTGTATCATTTTGATGTATGTCAAGGCACTGTTCGACGGGATTCCATGTCATCAATCCTTCTTGTGGTGTAGGAATTAAAGGTTCTACAACAGGATTATCTATCTCAAATCTAATTCCTCTGACAGTATTAATCTCGTTACCAATTGATATACTGCCGCCAATTGTAACATTGCCAGAAATATTCGCTCCAACTTCAAACACATTACTTGAGTTCGAGATATACATTTTACCATCATGTGTGTTGATGCCGATGTCGCCGTCAGTACTTAATGTGAAAGTATTGGGGACACGACCAGCAACAGATGTTTTCTTGATATTAGTAGCCATACATTTATTTATACTCTAAAAAGAAGCCCACCGAAGTGGGCTTTAAGTTATTCTGCGATTTTCTTATTCTTAGCTTCCAGCTTTTGTAGCTTCGCAGTTGCTTCCTCTAATTGTTTTGACATTAGATCGAGCTGGCTCTTAGTGATTAGATGTTTTGAAATCTCATCAAAAAGAGCCTGTTTGATATTCTCAATATACACATTTACAAATACTGCTTCACTCATAATAACCTCGTTTTAATTTTAGAATGTACCGCCATCCAAGTCAGCATAGACTACAGAAGTACCGTTAGATTGCAGAACCTTGCCGTCTGTGCCAACTGTTAGTTTTGCCAAAGTATTACCAGCGCCACCAATTAACAAATCACCAACTGCATAAGTTGACTGACCTGTACCACCAGAAGTTGCTGGTAGAGCAGTTGACAAGCTCAATGTATTAGCTGTTAGTGCAACCGAAACAGTTGAGTTAGCAGTAATATTTACAGCACTTGAGTTAGCAACCAACGCACCAGTATTTAAGAACGATTGTAGCGTTGCGAACCCGAAGTTTACATTAGCAGTATCAACAGTTGTACTTGGTTCTGGAATTTGACCAGCGAATAATTTGAAGACGCCATCGCTTGCGTCACGGAATAGACCAGAGTACGAAGTAGCTGATGCATTACCGAATGTACCATAGAAACCGATGTCAAGCGTATTGGCGGTAGTTTGACCACGAGCCAACGAGATGATAGAGTCAGTTACAGATAGGTTTGTAGTATCAACAGTTGTTAGCGTACCATTGATATCAAGATTACCAGATAGAGTTAGACTTGTAATAGATAGATCGGTATTAACATGAATACCTGTCGTGTTTACAGTTAGAGTTGAACCAGTTGTTACACCGACCGCATCAGCTGAAACAGAAATACCATTAGCAGCAACAACGTGAACACCAGTTGCGTTAGCAACAAGACCATCACCAGCTGTTACATTAATACCCGAAGCGTCAACCGAAATACCGTTAGCAGCATCAGCGAATACACCGCTAGAGTTAGCGATAATACCGTTGTTTGCTACGACAGCGATTGTTGCAGCGCCACCTTCTCCTGAAGAGGAACCAGAAATACCAACGCCAGCTGAAATAGTAGCAACGTAGTCACCAGATGTACCTGAACCGAGAGCAACGTCGCCTGAAAGTTGCGATGTAGCAATAGAAAGGTTGGCGGTATTAACAAACACACCAGTTGCGTTTACAGTTAGAGTACCGTCACCGCGAAGAACGTTAATACCTGAACCATCAACCGAAATACCGTTAGCAGCATCAGCGAATACACCGCTTGTGTTAGCGATAATACCGTTGTTAGCATTAACAGCAACAGCGTCAGCAGCGACTGAAATACCAGCGCCAGCACCAACATTAAGTGTTACACTACCAGAAGAACCACCATCAGTTAAACCGTTACCAGCAACAACTTCAGTAATATCACCAGATGTACCAGTAATTAAAATTGCGGTAGAGTTAGAAGAAACAGTAACACCGTTGGCACCGATAAAGAATACATCATCGTTTGCGCCAGAAGATGGGTCTAATTGTAGAATACCTTTGTTAGCTTCGGTGTTAGCAACAGCAAGCAGGTCATAAGATACACCTTCATTTGGTGTCAACCAGTAAACTGCTGAACCATTTGAATGAAGAACAGCACCATCAGCACCAAGCGAACCATTAGCAAAGATAGCTGTTGGTTGTAGGTTAGCAACGATAACTTTATCAATACCGCTTGTGGCGTTAGCAACAAGAGCTTGGTTAGCAGTTAGTGTACCAGGAACGCGGCGACCACCGATAGCGATGCTACCAGTAGAACCGTCTGGGTGACCTAAGAATAGTATTTCACCATTCGAGGTATACGCAAGTTCACCATTGGCCAACCCAGCTGGAGCAGCGTTGGTGGTACTGCGTTTAATTTGAATTTTATTGGCCATTTTAGAATGAACCTCCGTCTAGGTTTAATTGTTCGACCACATATGTGTCGTTTGCAGAATAATAAACTAATGTGGAATTGTTCGCAGGGGTTGATTCTACCACATCAACCAATGAATCTAATCTTGTAACTGCAGAAGTAACACCCGCAGCAGAAGTAACAGTAACAGCGTCAGCCTGTGTAGAAGGCTTAATTGAACCGCTTGTTTCAACAACCTTTAGACTAAGAGCGTTTCGATTGTTAGCTTTCACTACCGTAACCATATTTAGTTATCTCGTAACTTCAGGGTTGATAGTAACAATGCCTTCAACGATTCGAGAAACGACATTGCCAGAAGAAACCAATTCTAAATCCCATACGTATCTACCACCAGTAATGTTTGCGCTTGTAGCAGCATTCATAGAAATGGTAATTACACCATTTGCAGCACCAGTGACAGTGAACGAATTATAGGTTGTAGAGGTGTAGTGCTTGCGCATCTGCGAACGACCTGTGTAAGTCGTTAGATTAATTGGAGTACCAGCATCATCTGCAACTTCAATCGTTGTCGCGAAGTCGGTGCCTTGGTCAATGAATAGATTTAGTTTGGTTGCCATAAGATAGCCTTATTGAATTTCGCTAGTATATTGTTCCGTATCGCCATCAACAATTGTCGTCACAATAGTTCCAACAATGGTATTAAATACAGTATCGGTAGATCTAGAAGTTGATGCAGTCGTAGATTTTGATATCGATGCACCAGTAGCAAACACCGTATCATATTTAGTGGTTGTACCATAGAACGTATTAAATGACGTTGTTGTTGCGGTCGCTTTAGAAGTAGACTTAGAGGTTGATTTACTGGTATCATAAACCGAACCAAATACAGTAGTTGTTGCAAAAGAAGTATTTTTGGAAGTATCAGTCGATCTAGAAGTATCAGTTGTTCTAGAAGTTTCATTTCCTGTTAATGTTAATTTGCTAGTTTCTCTTGTGGTTCCAACTGCTATATCACTACCTGATTCTTTATCAAAAATAAATGTAAATGTATCTGTTAGATAAGTCGTAGTGGTATTTACACCACCAGTAATATAGGTTGTAGTCGTACCATATACAGTAGTCGTCGCATATGTTGTTAATATTGTTGTATCTGTACTGCGAGCTGTACCAGTTAAAGTGCTTCTACTTACTTCTTTAGTAAGAAAAACTGGTTCGCCAGATACTGTAGTTGTTATTGTTGTATTATATGTTGTAGTCGTTGAAACTTCATTAGAAGTTCCGAATACAGTATTATAAACAGTGTCATAAACTGTTGTAGTATTTGTAGATTTGGATGTTAGCTGGCTTGTATCAGTTAATTTTTGCGTTTCAAAATTAGTATCATATCCAGTAACATAAAGAGTTACAAACGTAGTGTTAAATACTGTTGATGTTGAACGCGAAGTTTGTCCTGTCGTTTGTCTAACAATATAAGAATTTAACAAAAACCCGCCCATATTAGGCTCGCTTGTAATATAGTGTTACTTTTAGTCCCTTCGCGCCACCACCAGCCACGTCGATATCCATAGTAATTTCGTCGTCATCAGCAATACTGGTTGATGATAGAACTGCAGCAGTAGCAGCAGTCGTACTTGTTTTTTCGTTCGCGTCAATTGTTAGTTTGGTACTCAAAATAGTAGAGCCATTTACATTAATGTCAACCGTAGGAGTTCCCGAACTAGAAGCAGTTGCTAAAGAAGCGCGAGGAATTTTAGTTAGAGTCCAAGCAAATGGAGCGCGGAATGTAATCTTTGCTGTACCAGTTGTAATGCTAGTAGTTTCATCAGAAAGAGCAAGAGTTAGTGATTGTTCAATACCAAGAGCCACTGCATTTGTTGAGAGAACAAATCCGTTCGCTACGTTTAATGTACCAGAAATAGTTGTGTTTCCAGTTGTGGTATTATTACCAGTTGTAACTACATTACCAGTTGCGACATTGCCAGAGACACTTAATGTTCCTGTTAGCGTGGTATTACCAACTGCCATGGTATTAACAATTGTTACTGCGCCATTAACAGCAAGTGTGCTTCTTAGATTAACAGCACCACCAACGTTAGCAGTAGATACGATATTTGCATATCCATCAACGTTTAGATTACCAGAAATATTCGTGTTACCAACGTTTAGAGTCTGCGCAGTAATCGAGCCAGTAAACGAAGGAGAAGCAGAAAGAACTACTGAACCAGTACCAGTTGAAGTTGCTGTACCTGTACCACCGCGAGCGACTGGTAGAGTGCCGACTGCGACAGCAGTTGCGTTTACAAACAAACCAGTAGAGTTAGCAATAATACCAGAGTTAGCTAGAACCGATAAAGTTCCTGTCGAGGTAATTGGACCACCAGTTAGACCTGAGCCAGAAGCAACAGAAGTTACAGTACCAGTTGTTAGTGTTGACCAATAAACATTACTGGTGCCAGCGCCAGATGTAAGAACTTGACCAGCCGAACCTTGTGAGCCATTAGCTGTAATTCTAGTAGTACCAAATGCAACATTACCAGAAATAGTGACTGTATTTGAGAAAGTTGCTGCGTTTGTAACTGTAATGCTGTTTGAGAACGTAGCAAAATTAGTTACAGTAATTCTATCGGAGAATGTAACATTAGCTTGGAAAGTACTGTTCGTGCTAGTTGTTAAACCACCACCAATAACAACGTTGCCAGAAATATTAGCAGTACCAGTTACAGTCAGAGCAGCATCAGGAGTTGTATTATTTACACCGACTCTATTGTTTACCGAATCAACAAATAAAGTTCCTGAGTCAAAGTTAGAATTTCCTGAGAAAACAGTCGGAACGGCTGCATAATACCAGCTACTACCGTTGGCGCTATTAGCAGCCAGAAGATAGTGAGTTGCGTTCGCAGCTGTACCAGTGTTGACACTGCTTAGAGTGTCAATAGTCATCGCACCCTTAACGGCGAGCGAACCGACAGCAGACAAAATAGAGTTTGAAGCAATTACCAGATTAGCAGAAGAAACAGTTAAGTTTCCGCCAGCTGAACCAGTCACAGTAATGTTGTTTCCGACGAAGCCGTTAGCCACAAAGTAGCCACTGATTGCTGCGTTACCAGAAGCAGTATTTGATTCTACCGTAACGACCTGCACAAACGCATTCGCTATTTGGTTGGTTCTTGTCAACCAAGTCGAAAAATTGTCTGTAGTCGCGACGTTTGCGAATGTAATTGCCATTTATTTTCTCTCCGCCAGAACCGCTACGATTAGCGATTTTAACTCATTTATGTTTTGTTCTAATGAAACAACTTTGTTTTCTAACTCATCGACCTTACTAAACTTCTCGCGTCGTTTGCGATATGCTTCTAACGCTTGTACATTGGTATTTAGTACTGCACCTGAACTCGTATCTTTTACTAAATCTGGAGCATCTTCAATTTTCAAATAATTCGTCATTTTTGCAGCGCGATAACTCGTAGGTCAGTAATTCTAGGTGGGTTATATTCATAACCCGAATCTGCTGTCAATACAATTTTAATGCTGTATTTCTTGAAGCGAACGAAGTCGCCTGTTTCAGGAGCAGTTGCGCTGTAAGCAAAATATCCTTCACTGTTCTTGTATTCAGCAGGAATTTCGAACTCAAACTCACGGAAATCGTTTAGATTCTTAGGATCTGAGAAAACACCAGCTGGCGTCACTTGAGTCAGTTCGATCCAAGGAAGACTATCGAAGTCTCTAAAATCTTCGGCTGCTTGGAACTTACCATAAACTACAACACCAGTGTTCTTAGGTTTGTATGCGTCAACATAAACTTTAATATCTTCTGCATCTTGACCATCAGCTAGTCCGATAACGCGAGAAACATATTTCGCATCAGCAGCACCTTCGCGCGTTGTTTCGTTTGTTGTATTAGCGTTTACTCTATTTGTAACGAGTAACATCTGCGAACCATCAAGTCTAATAATTGGAGCAACATATTCATTCGTAGCATTTAGTACAGCTTGAACTTGTAATGAAGAATTACCAGCTAGGATACTTCCGTTAGCTTCGTTGCTATAACTTAGCAAGTATCTAGATTTATCTGCGAATGTTTTTTCTTCAGAATCAGAAATATTGAAGTAGTTAGGATCTTCTGAGAAATTAGAGCCTTCTAAGAAAGTACCACTCATTTTTAGAGTTAGTTCGCTAGTTGGCTTTTTATCAATATTTAATCTAGGAATGATAGAATGATATTCGTAGTCTTTAATTGATTCCACTGTACCATTTAATAGTCTTACAGTTTTAGTTGTACCATTTACAATCATTTGACGATAGATTTGAATTTGATCATTCGCAGTAAATGTTTGACCTGCAACAGTATCAACCAACATGACGTATTTTTCGCTAGTAGAATCTTCGTAACGATACATTGCGACAAACTTACCTTTTTCTGAATATGTTTCGCCAAATGCGCCAACCGAGTCAGAGCTATAAGGCATTAAACTTTGTACACGATTTACATCTTTAATTACGAGATATTCTAGATTTTCTTTATTTCTAAGAGTGACTGTACCAGTAGTATTTACGTTAAATTTAGCGCGATACAATACGAACTTAATATCTTGATTGACAAGTTCTGAGTAAGTAGAGTCTGTTTCTGAATAAAATGCTTTTTCTGTAAGCGGATTACTATTGACAATAGTATCAGTAATCAAATCTCGTTCGCCACGAGTAGCACCCCAAACAGCAAAGTCAGAACTTGGCGTTTGAATAGCAAAGCAATAGTTCTTAGAAGAATCCAAGAAAACTGGAGTATCAAATTGAAAAGTAGTTTCAGTAGCACCAGTGTTAGATACAGAAATAGAATCTGTCTCAAGAGTTACAGTAGATCCTGGAACAATTGAGTTTCTATCTGGTAGACCATCGGCCATTTCCATCAAAAATACTTTAACGCTAGATGCGCCTTTTCTCTTGAAGAATAAGCCAAGTTTAGTAGCATAGATGCCCGTTGCCTCTCCAGGAGAAGCGACTGAAAATGCTTGAGCTAAAAACTTTAACGAATTGGTTGTTGCGGTTGGCATTTATTTCTCCAAATATTCTTTTATTTCGGCTTCTTTATTACAATCCAACTTCTGTGCCTATTACTGCTGGTCCTTGATCCGGAAGTCCAGTCTGCGGATTGACTTGTGATATAGTCATAGGATTGGTTGCGTCGTAGAACAAATAATATCCAGCACCAATTATAGATGGAATATATCTCAAGGCTCCTTCTGGGATTCCAGCGCCAACATTTCCTGGTCCTGCTTTTAGTGGTCCATCAAGAATAGTAACGACTGGAATCTGAGTTGGATCGCATGGTTTACATGGGTCTAGCGAAGTGCTATTAGTAAAGCTAATTGTTTTCTCTGTTGTAGCAAGAACAACCGCAGCAGAACTATAATATGTAGCTGTTACAGTAAGAGTTGTATTTGCTGGATTGCTCCAACCAATTCCTACAGAGCGACCGCCATTAGTTAATGCTTGGTTGCTTGTAATTGAAGCAGTACCGACGTTTGCTGCAGAGAAATTTGTACCAGACAAGCTTCCCGATGGAGCATTACCAACTACGCCAATAGTCACATAGCCACCAGTTACACGATTGGCTGTCATATCGCCACGGAATTCTAGGTTGACCCAGTTGACTGCTTTTGCAGTTGAAGCGTCTGACATGTAGTAGCTGTTGTTGTTTCCAGATATTACATTTAACATGGTTAGTTTTAGGTCACCATCAGATTCAAACTTAGTCAACTGAACTGGTTTTACAACTTCAGAAACAGTACTATTATTGCCACTAACTTTTAGTTTTACATAAACTGTTTCAACCATTGAAGGGAATGTAAATGTAATGTCTGATGGATTTTGTACTGAAGAATTAGCAGAACTTGGTGTTACACAACCAGTTGAACATTGAACGAAAGTCCATTCCCATGCAACAGGTGCTTCAAGAGTTGAACCTTCTGGAGCAATAACACCTCTATTTGTTCTATCAATAAATGATAAAGTATGAGAAGTTCCATCTTCGACAACCAATGTTCCGACAACATCAAAGTCAGCAACAATTAATGGAGTCTTTGGTACTAGTGGTGGTTCAACAACTGGATTTCCTGGAACTTCTTCGACAAGAGAAATTACAAATGCGCCAAGGGATCTTGAAGAAGGAGTGGCTGGAGATACGGTGTCAGTTACAGACAACACGTGGTTTCCTAGCGATAGATTTCCTGGAATTGTAGCAACTGCATACAACACGCCAGTTGAATCAGAATATAGAGCTTCGCCTTGTAGACCATCAACAGTTACATTTGAAGCGATCTTAGTTACACCATACGCGATATTTCCTGGCGTTGCCAACGAAGAATAGTCAACGTTATCTATGCTAATGTAATGTCTAGTCGATGGTTTTAATCCGCGAGCAATTAACTTAACAGTTCTATTCATAGGATAGATATACTGTTCGTTGTATTGAGTGGTCGTAGGTGTAACCGTCATAGTTGTTACAGGATATTTTAACGATTGCTCAACGTCAGCAAATCTTGTCTTATCTAGTTCTACAGCACCGCTATCATATTTGTCATTAGGATCAATTGCGATTTCGCGAGTGGCATATTCCTGAGAAATAAACTTAGTATTTGCATCGTAGCCAACAGTTACAAAGTTCTTACTGTAGCTGATGTTATTAGCTGTATCTCTAATTACTGAAGTAGATGTGCTATTTGCATTGTTAATTTCAATCTCAACTGTTTCAGTAGAAACCATTGGACGACCGATACCAGTTGTTGGGTCGATCACGATTGTGTGCTCTGCATCACCTAGTCTTGCTAGGTTATGATTATCAAATGGATCAACGAAGAAACCATTTTTGAAGCGATCTACGCCATTAGTATCTGGGATATTTAACTGAGTAGCTTTTTGCTCTAAGCGAGTTAGAGTGGTAAAATACTCAAGAGAAGAAACGCGCTGGTCGATAGCAGCAATATCTTTCATTCTATAACGCTTATTAGAAATAGGCGAGATATTCATTGTGTAAGGCGCATTAATTACGTACTGCGATTCAGCAACAGTCAATGAAGGATATGGTGGAATATAAGTTGTCGCTACAACCATCTGGTCGTCAGACTCTGCTCTTGGCGCACGAGGGACTATTGCAGATTCGCCCTCTACAACTTCAAATACACCCTTAGAAGTTAGAACAACAACATCACGACGAGGTAGATAATAAGTTAGATTACATTCAAAGTTTTGACCAGGATATGGATTGTAATCAGTTGTACCTGAATTAAACAGTGTCGCTGGCGGTGGGTTGACTGTTGTTGCCGAAGCATTAGAAGTCAAGTTCGCTGTATTTGCTCGATATGGACGGAAATCAATAGAATCACGCAAAGCAAAACGACGGTTGCGTGTAGCAGAATAGTAAGAAGGAATTTCCCAAGTCCTTACATACTGCGAAGTGTTTGCGCCGATAGCGTCATTTACGCTATAAGACTCAACCGAGAAGAAGCCTTTACCAAGAGTAGCATTAGCAGCGAAACAATCAAAGTCAACGATTAGATACGAGTTTGAAAGATTAGCAGTAGATTTAGGATATAGAACTGCGTGGTCATAGTGCGTATCACGCTGACCGAAATCGTATGTAAAGAATTGTTTGATATCGCTAACAGCTTGATTGTTATCTGAGTTTAAATCTTTAGTTTTTGAGACGCGGTTAATTTTAAGCACGTCTGGAACACCAAGATTAAATCCATAAGGATGAACGATCTCGTAAGTATTAGCTGATAGACTTGTAGAGAATGCAGTATCTACAGAAAGTTGGGTTGTGTTGGCGATAGCTGTAACTTTCTTAGTTTCGCCATTTGCTTTAATATAGTTACCAACCTTGAAATCGGTACTAAATGCAGTAGAAGTACCAGTTACAGTATTTCCTGAAGTAGCAATAGCACCAGCAAGCGAACCATTGTAGAAACGGACTAATTGGTTGCGTTTAATTTCTTTGGCGATTGGGCGAGCGTTAGACTTTCTAGCGTAAGCATTAACTTTAATAGCTGTCGCGCCAGAAGCAGTAAAGTCAGGTCCAAGATCAACAGTTAAACTTTGTAGAGTTGAGTTTAACGCAATTGTTCTGTTGCTTGTAGACAAACTAATAATAGAACCTTTCTCGTGGAAACGAGCATAGGTATTTGCTACAGCAGCTGCACCGTGAGCAGTTCTTGTTGTCATCGTAGTATTACTTACGATCGAGTTTACGATTACTGCAGTATTTCCTGCTACTGTAATCTTCTCACCTACAACAAAATCACGCTGGAAGAATGTGCTAGTTCCAGTAATGGTGGTTGTAGTAGAGTTAGCAACAGAAACTGTACCACTTAGATTTACAGTCGTTAGAGCTGCACCAGTAAGAACGATATCTACTTTTTCTTCAGAGAAATCGGTGTTATCTGAGAAGCCAAAGAACGAACCACCGTCGGTTAAGCTGATAGTTGTAGTACCATTGTTTGCTAGGGAAGCATCAATAGAAGCATTGTAATAGAACTCGGTATCAGAATCGCCTTGTTCATTTCTTAGATCTCTGACAGCGCGATTCGTTAAACCAAATACGAGGGCTGTGTAGTCAGTAGCTTCTAGCTTAGGATCGACAAACCCATCAATAGTTAAGTTTACAGTTAAGCCTGTACCCGAACCGCCTGTAACAGCAGCGCCAGACAATGTTGGATTGGCAGTATATTTACCACCCTGAATTAGAGAAATAGATGTGACGTTGCCTGAAGCATTGTTTACCGTTATAAGTGCAGTCGCAGAGTCACCAAGACCACCACTTACTGTAACAATGTCACCATTTGTATATCCACCACCGTTGGCAGAAATAGTAGCAGTGTAAACAGAGTTAGCGAGTTGCGAAACAGCAACGTCAGCAAACGCATTAGCAGTATTGGCATATACAATAGAACGAACTTTATTAAAGTTTTGATTTTCGTTCATCTTGACATTAAACAGATACATGTTGTATTGTGCTAATGGAGCACCTTTGTCTGCGCTGTCGGTATCATAAACTAGGTTACGAATATTAGCTGTACCAATAACAGTACCAGTAGCAGAACTTGTTGAATTCAAGCTGGCAGTAATAGCATTCTGGAATGAATCATATAGATTTACTGAAGCCGATTGGTCAGCTGGGAAATATCCACGAAGTTCTTCAACAGGAATGTAGCTACCATAATTCATTGAAACAATTTGTTGTACTGGTGATTCAGTATCAACACCGCGACGAGAACTCAATACTTGGTTTGACTTAAAGTCAACAGCATTACCACGAACATATGCTTTACCAGCACCGATGTCATAGTAGAATTCTTGAGTATTGGCGGATGGTTTAGAAGTAATGGTAAAGTCTTTTACAGTATAGTGACCTGACTCATCATATGTACGCTGAGCCATTTCTTGGCCAACTGCGCCACCAACAGAAGTGTTATTCCATCTTAGAATATTGTCTGGACCAAATTCAGCCACAGCAAAGAATACTTCAGTATTAGGAAGTGCAGTTTTCGCATAAGAAACGAAATTAGTTTCTAGTTTTAGTCGGTGTGCGCCAGGAGCTGCGCCATTTGATAAGTCAGCAGAGTTATCATACAACGAAGAATCAGCAAATTCGTCTACTATCGTTTCGGTTGTTTCCATACCAACGATAATACCATTAGCAGCAGAAGGACCACCAGCCGAAGCATTTAGAATTAGAGTTTGTGTATCTGTCTTTACGAAGAAACCTTTTTGATACACAATACCTTCTGAGACGCTTAGAGCATAAGCATTACCAACGCCAGTATATCTGTTATCACCAGGAGTTGTAAGAATAGTTGTGTTTGCTAGATTATTGCTAAAATTAAGCTCGATTGCAGATACAGTCGTACTTACAGATGTGTTAGATAGAAGTTGAATTGTTTCTCCAACAGTAAAATCTTTTCTAACATTAGTAATAGTAATTTCGTTAGAGGTAGTATTGGCAGCTGTGATTAAACCACGAGCATCAGAAGTTGTACCTCTAATACGACCATTTACAGCAAAATTGGTAGCATTAGCAACAGTAATGACTGATGTTCCGAGATAAGATTTATCTTCGCCATAAATTACAATAGATTCGCCTTCTTGGAATCCGCTAATACCGTTCTTACCAGTAGAAGTATATTTTACAAAAAACTTTGATGGTTCTGCGGATGCAGCAAAGCCAAGTTCGCCTTTTAGAATTCTAGCTTGAACGCCAGAGTTAGCGCCATAAAGAATAGCGCCAACATAAGAAGTGTTAGAAGCATTAAATGTAGTATTAGAATCAGGAACAGCAACATATACAGCATCAGGAATTACTGTCGGAGCACAGCCCTTAATGATACTGCCTTGCTTGAACACGCCATCGCCAAATCGTTCGATTTGGTTTTGTAGAATAGTTTGAAGCTGAGTTAATTCTCTAGCTTGAACTGGAAATGATGGTCTAAACAATACTCGATGAAACTTTTTGGTTTCATCAAAATCGTCATAGTATGGTGCCGACGCTAGAGTTGTGTTTGCAATATCAGCTGACATTAATTCGCTCCGTTAGAATCTTATTACTAATTTAACTTGTTCTTTATTTGAAGTAGAACGAGAAACTTCTTGAATATTTTGAATGTATAAAACATCACCAGAATAGATAGCTAAGTTTGCAGCAGTGTTTCCACTAGAAGTGATTCGTTGCGCGCCATTAGCACCTTGTAGAACTTCACCAGACTGGAACGTACCATTGACGCCAGTTAGCAACATGACTGATGAGTTAGCAAATGCGTATCTACCAGAAGCGGTAGAAATACTACCTGTTACCACTTCACCATTTGCATAAGTTCCTGTTCCAGAACCTGTTATATTTATAGTGCATAATTGATTAAATGTGTTTGCAGCATATAAAGTTCCGTTAGAATATGTCGGATTTTTTAACAAACCAACAGTTCTATAAGTCACGTCTGCGTTAAAAGTATTGGCTCCAACGTACTCGTCAAACAAACAATGTACGCCAAGTGCATCACAATATAATTCGTCATAAACATCACTACCGTGTCCGCCATCTGGAGAGATAATTGCTCTCAATTCACCGCCAGAGCCAAGGTTGGTTCCAGCAGTTACAGTGACAGTAGCATCTTTATAGCCAGTACCATATTGTGCCATGTTTACGCGAGTAATTGCGCCAGTTGTTGAATTCATTACAGCATATGCAGAAGCATTACTACCAGTTCTAGAAGTAATTGTTAACAATGGACCAATAGAATATGTACAGGTATTTGATAAGAATCCAGCTGGGAACGAGTCAGTAATTGTAATACCATATGCTGTATTAGATGTACCAATCTTACGAACGAATGTATTTCCGCTAGTATTTGTGACAGTAATCGCACTATCTCTGTAATAGTTCGAAGTTGTATTAGCTGTGTTTGCAATAATTACTACATTGTTATTGCCAGTCGTTGTAATCGCACCAGTATGATTCGGATAATCTGCACCAGAAGCTTCAACAATAATATGAAATATTCCGCCATCTACTGCTGCGTTAGCAACGATCGCGTCTGGTGTTACAGGGATATATTCGTTTGTTGTAAACTTTAGATTATCAGATTGAGCGACATTATACATGTACATCCACTTGTAATTGTCTGCTGTTTGAAATGGCGTTCCAATGTAGGTCGCGCTCTTTGTTGGTTTTATAGTAGAATTTGCGCCACCATTGTTTGAAATACATTTGAACACGTCACGTGTATCAGTAATAACAAAGAAGTCAGTATCTTTTAATTCAGCCTGATCGTCATATTGAGTGTAAACTGTGCTAGTGGTCCATGTGTATTTTGGAACCATTCGTTTGAAGTTGGCTTTTTTACCAAACATCATTTCGTTCCAGATATCATAGAAGGAATCAGTTTCTGACTCTACTTCAGCTGAAACATCGCTCGTTGGATATTCAGATTGTTTACCAACAAACACATAAAAGTTATTTTCGTTTTCGAAAGAAACGTTGACTCTTAGACCAGTACCACTCCCGCCAGTCGCGTAGATGGCAGAGTTAGGAACATTATTGTTATAAACACCTTTGGTGACTAGGGTAGCTGCTGTAACATTGGCGGTGGCATTGACAGTGACTGTAAACGTAGTTCCACCGAATAAGCTAACTGTTTCTGCGTTGACATAACTGCCACCAGCTGCGCTAATAGCGAGAGCAGAAACTTTTTGATTATCAACAGAATTGATAAACTCATCTATTGTATTTCTTTTGAATTTAGATAATAGCTTACTCATTTATGTACCTTATGGGTTTGTGTTTAGCACTGTGTCAATGACAGTGTCAAAAACGGTATCTGTATCAACAACTGTTACATAAGCAGTGGCTGACGAAGTATTTATAGCGGTTGATGTAGACTTCTGAGTATTAAACTTAGTAGAAATCGCTGTTGTATATTGCGTAGCATTCAACACAGTTCCAGTCAAATTAAACAGCGTATCTGTATAGAACTTCGTATCAAAAGTTGTATTTTTAGTTGTTGATGTTTCTTTGTTGGTAGAAATTGTAGTATTTAAAGCTGTATCATAAGTGGTTACAATAGTTGTTAGGCTCTTAGTCTGAGTTGCGTAAGTCGTTGATTTACTGGTATCAGTATTATACGCTGTTGTTATTGTCGTATCATAAACTGACGATGTCGATTTACTTGTGGCAGTAGACTTAGTTGTATCAGTATTGAATACTGTAGAAGTAGAAGCAACAGTTGCGCTGATCTTGGTGGTATCAGTATCAAATACCGTGCTGGTAGACTTGGTCGTAGCGGTATCAATAGCAGTATCTGTATTAAATACAGTCGAAGTCGACTTCGAAGTCGCAGTCGCTATATTTGTAGCGATCTTAGTATCAGTCGACTTGCTTGTTGATGTCGAATATGCAGTAGCAGTATCGTAAATAGAAATTGTTTCATATACTGTCGAGAAAGTTGAATCAGTTTGAACAATCGTTGCTGTATTTATGGTAGTATCAGTAGACTTCGATGTTCCTTTCGTAGTTTCGAACGTAGTTCCTTTACTTGTTGTAGTTAAGAATACTGTATCAAATAATGACTGAGTATTGTAAACTGTAACATATGATGTTAATGTATTGAATACTGTGCTGGTTAGCGCAGAAGTTGAAGTAGACTTGCTCGTTGATCCAGTTGTGCTAATGGCGGTGTCGCGCGCAGTATTTGTTTGGAACAATGTAACTGTATCGAATATAGTTGATGTTGCAAACGTTGTATTAAACGCAGTCGTAGTATCAAACACAGAAGAAGTTGATTTACTTGTTCCAGTTAGCGCAGAAGTATCAAATGTCGAAGCCGTGGCGAACACTGTATTGAATGCGGTTGTGGTATCAAACACAGTAGCATAAGTTGTTAGCGTCGCATAGATTGTAGCGAAACCAGTCGTAGTCGCGTATGCGGTAGTACGAGAAGTGGCAGTCGCTTTGTTAGTATCATATGCAGTTTCAAACGCAGTCGAAGTATCGAACACGCTAGTTGTTGCCTTAGATGTGCTAACTGTGGTATCGGTTGATTTGCTGGTTCCAGTAGACTTAGAAGTTGAAGCAGCTGTTTCTGTCGCTTTAGAAGTAGAAGTCGCTTTAGAAGTAGAAACCACAGTATCAAACGTTGTATCATACGTGGTCACATAAGTCGTAGTTGTATCAAACAACGTCGTGGTAGATCTAGAAGTACCAATTGTGGTATCTGTTGATTTGCTGGTAGAAGTCGACTTAGAAGTCGAAGCAGATGTTCCAGTTAAATTCGAAGTAGCAGTAGACTTAGATGTAGAATTTGTAGTGTCAAACGTAGTATTATATGCAGTTACAAATGCTGTCGTTGTATTAAACACAGTCGTAGTCGACTTAGAAGTACTCCTACCCGTTTCTATTGTAACCTCTTCTTTAGTTTCTGCATCGATAAAAGTGGTATCATATGCAGTAACATAAATCGTAGTTGTAGATTTAGAAGTACTCGTTGCTTTAGAAGTCGTCGCACTTGTTGCTGCAGATGTATTAAACGTAGTGTTAAACGTTGTTGTCGTGTTAAACGCGGTAGTTGTATTAAACAACGTTAAGTATGCAGTTGTAGTGTTAAACACAGTCGTAGTGGCATACGCAGTATCATATAAAGTCGAAGTAGACTTAGAAGTCCCTGTCGTCTTAGAAGTTAATTTAGACGTAGAACCTGTAGTATTAAACGTTGTATCAAACGTTGTTGTAGTATTAAACGTTGTTGTGGTGTTAAATACAGTCAAGAAAGTTGTAGTCGTATCATATGCAGTTGTTGTTGCGTATGCTGTATTGAACGTCGTCGTCGTGCTTCTCGAAGTACTGGTAAATCTATTAGTACCAATTTGTGTTAGATACGTCGTTGTTGTATTAAACGCAGTAGAGATCGTGGTGTCAGTAGATTTTGACGTTTCTTTGGTTGTCTCTGTGGCTTTACTTGTTTGAGCACTGGTGCTTGTAGACTTAGTGGTCGAACCAGTAGTATTAGTTTCAATTGTTGTACCATACACAGTAGTTGTATTAAACAACGTGGTCGTTGATTTTGAAGTCGCCGTTGCTTTTGAAGTGGCGCCAGTCGTATCAGTTGACTTACTTGTTGCTGTTAAAGCAGAAGTTTGTGTTGAGAAAACAGTTTGATATGCTGTATCAAACGTAGTATTATATGTTGTAGAAGTAAACGCACCGCTACCAGTAGTTGTTAGTTTACTTGTTGCCGTTGAAGCAGAAGTTTCTTTACTTGTAGAAGTATCGCGTTCGGTAATCTTTGAAGTATTAGTGCTAAAGAACGTATCAAAAGCAGTATCATATTTCGTAGTGTAAGAAGTCGTCGTAGCATACGCTGTCGAGGTATCGTAAACCGAGTTAGTTAGACGCTTAGTAGAACGATTTGTGTCTGTATAAACCAACGTTGCAGTCGCAATAGTTGTGTCGGTATTAAACACAGTAGTGGTCGCAATGGCAGTATCAAATATGGTCTGAGTATTAAACACAGAAGTTGTAGATTTACTGGTAGCAGTTACATATGCTGTCGTTGTGTTAAATGTACTTGTTGTAGATTTATTAGTCGATGTAGCATATGCAGTTATAGTGTCAAAAACTGATGACGTAGATTTATTTGTTGCAGTGGCAAATGTCGTTGTTGTATCGTATGCAGTCGTGGTCGTTTTACCAGTACCATATGCAGTAGATTTTGACGTTTGAGTTGCAAACTTAGTATCAATCGTTGTAGAAGTATACAACGCAGTCGCTGTTAAAAAATTAGTGGCAAATGCTGAATCGGTGTACTTAGCAGTTCTATAATTTGTATCAGACAAATATTCAGTTGTAGTGTTTGTAGATTTTGAAGTACCTGTTTCCGTTGAAACTGCAGTTGAATATGCTGTACCAAGCGCAGTTTGCTTAAATGTATCTGTCGACTTAGAAGTATCTTTATTAGTTGCATAAGAAGTTGCAACTGTTGTCAATACTTCGCCAGTTGTAAAATATGTCTGAACATCTGTTGGACGCGACGTCGCAACCTTAGTAATGATATCAGTTTGTTTATTTGTCAGCGTAGTTACATCTGTGTCTAAAGTCGTGTCTTTGAACTTGGTATTGTAAAAAGTTGCAAACTCAGTTTGGAACGAAGTATCATAAATCGTGTTGATAGTAGTCAACAGATTTGTCATAAATGTCGTGCCAGTAAACTTCTGCGTGTCGACTGTGGTATCTTTTGAAGTAGCATACGCAGTTGTAGTCGCAATCTTTGTTGCGTACGCTGTTAAGAATACAGTTGTTGTTACGCCAGCAGTTCGAGTGGCTCTGGTCGTCGCATATGCAGTTTGAACTATTGTACCAGCACCACTGTCTGTAGAGATCTTAGTATCAAACGTGGTGGTCGTATTTGTAAAGTAGCTGGTAACAGTAGCAGTTACTGGTAGAGTATCAATTGTTATGGCTGTATCTACTAACGTATTTGTGTCATACGTTGTTGTTGTGGACACACTAGTATCAAATTTTGTAGTACGAGTTGTATCAATCGTAGTATCAGTATTGTAATTGGTAGTGGTATTAATTGTTGTATTGACTAGAGTTCCGCCACTGGTATTAAAAATTGTATCGTATGTGGTAGAATAACTTGAGTTGATAGCTGTGCTTCTAGACGTGGCAAAAGCAGAAGTTTCTGATACTGTAACTTCTTTTGAACAAGAGTAAGACCAGACTCCAGGAGGAGCGTCATTAAGGAAAATACAATCATCAAATGTAAATCCTTTCGCAGCAGCATCCGCTATCGCAGCATTTTGATTGACAAATCCAGTTTCACTAGCGGAAGTTGTAAATGTTGTATCTGCAGTTATACTTGTATCAAACACAGTTGTTGTGAAGAAGTTAGTTACAACAGATGTTTGGAAGTTAGTAGCAGCAACACCGCTTAGAGTACCGTAGCTGGTAGCAGTTGTTTTAGATGTGCCAGTCGCATACGCAGTAGCAAATTTAGTGCTTCTACTAGTATCATATACTGTAGCTGTACTCTTAGTCGTAGCTGTATCTCTAGCTTCTTGGCCAGCATACGTTGTGCTTGTATAAACAATTGTTCCTACAGCAGTATTAATTGCAGTGGCAGTAGTAATTAACGTGCTAAATGCAGTTGTTGTAGAGGTCGAAATTGCTGTTTCGAATGTGGTATCGATAGCAGTTTCGCGCTTTGTCAAGAACGAAGTTCCATATGCAGATGTGGTTAGATACTCCGTCGCAATTGTAGTCGCGCCAGCAGTTTCTGTAAATCTGCTTGTTGTAACACCAGTAGAAGTCGTAAGTGTTGTAGAAGTAGAAGTTAGATACTGAGTTTCTAGATAATCAATTAGAGCTTCTAGGGTGGTTCCACGAGAAACAGGAACAGATTGAATTACAGTTCTACCAAATCTTTCCATACCAGCTGGATGCCACAAATCACGAAGAATGCTAGAATACTTGTTAAACGCAGTAACAGCTTGAACTTCGTATGAATATTCTTGGTAATAATAATTGTCGTGAATATACTTGTCAGAGTTTAAGAAACCGCGAGTAGATTTAAAGAATCCTTCGCCCTTACCCTGACCAAGATAATCAATTGTACCTGTTGCAACATGCGAAGCATTCGTTACACTTGTTAGCGAAACAGTCGTATTGTTAGTGTAGCCAACACCAGAATTATAGATGGATACAGTAGAAACAGCACCAGGACCACTACCAGAAACGCCAGCAATATTTGCATTGAAACCGAGGAATCCGCCAGCTCCATCAGACAGACGAAGCGGATAAATTAAATTATCGACGATTGCTACGTTTACGTTTGCTTGATAACCACCACCAGGATTAATATTTGTTAATGTAGCAATTGTACCATAAGTGTAGGTGTTTAATGTAAAAATACCATTAAACGCAGTCAAATATGTTGCAGATGTATTTGATGAAAATGCAGTATAAGCTGGGGCTGCAGCATTAATTTGAATACTAAGCGCGTTAGTAATTGGCGTAGAAGTCAAGTCAATTGTGCTTGTATTGCTTAATGATCCAACATCAAAAGACGCAACGCTGGTTGGCGTTTCGCCTAGTGATGGTGTAACTGTTTCAGAAGCAGTTAATGTAAAACCTGTACCACCATTTCTAATGTCAAAAGTTACAACACCTTGTAGTCTTTGCAGACCAGTTACAATGGCTTGACCATTTACACCATCACCGCCAACAACGTTGACGAGTTCACCAAGAGAAAAACCAGGAGAGCTACCGAGAACTTGAATGCTAGAAAGTGATCCGTAAACTTTTGGACTATCTGTAACTTCGATGCCCAAGTCGTCTATTACATCTAAATTGATAATTTCTTCATCTGCCGCAAATGTTCCGACAATGTCAGTAATATACAAAATATCGTGGCGCTGATTACCAGTTACAAATACTTTATAATCATCTACGAAAGCTGTCGCCCCAGAAATGCGACCAGTAATCGTTTTACCGATATATGATGCAATGTTTGCATTATATTCTAGCTCCAAGTATCTTGGAACAAGCCATTGTGAATCAGATGCACGGATTACGTCTGTTCCAGGAGAATAGACGTTAATGTCTTCGTTGAATAAAACGCGGAATAATAATTCTAAACCACGTTCTGTGCCTTTAGAAGAGTATAATTCTTTGATGTGTTTTTGTAGAAGACGTTTATCTGCAGCAACATCAAGCGGAATACCATGCATGTATTTTTTACGAAAATAATCTACGAACTCATCAAGAGTAGTATCAATATCGCGCCAAGTTGGTAGTCGACGAGCGTCGTAGATTACTTGATTAGTTTGTTCTAACCACTCAAAATATGCTCTAACAAATGCAACGAAAGTTGGTCCTTCTTCTCGGTAGATAGAAGGAAACTGACTTTCAATGAGTGGAGAAATTAACTTCTCAAGGTCTTTCATTAGATGCGAATTCCAGTTACAACGACAGAAATATCTTCGTTATCAATTAGTAATATTTTATTTGTTAGCGTATCAATATCAGCATTTTCAGTTCTTGCGTATATTTTAATACTGTCAGTATCATAAGAATCAACAATTAAATTTGTAATTTTAATTTCGCCTGTTTCATAATTTACTGTACCGACATTATTATTTAGAACTGTAGTATTACCATTATTTATGGTGTAAATATAAAGAGTTCCAACACCATTGTCATTAATATAAGCAGTATATTTGTCATAAACAAATGCGGTTGAAGATACGATTGGTTCATGGCCAACTGGTAAAACATATCTTATATCTTCATCATGTAATCGATTTTCAAAACTCCAGTTAGAAGAAAAGCTAACAAGAGGAGTAGGAGTTATGCGCTTAGAAATACGAACTTGTGTATCGTTTGAAATGATTGATACATCAGCAGCATCAATAGCAGCAGACAGTTTAGAGAACCTTAAATCAGAGCCAAAGTCTGATAGATAACTTGTATTAAAAGATGTGATGGCAGTAATAACATTTGACACCAATTGAGATGGTGTTTTTGTTGTGGCGCTTATGTTGTACTTGACGCGAGAAATAATATCAAGATACAAATACTCAGGATCAACTATTAATGGTTCAATCGATACTGGTGTCTTATCTTCTAAGAAAGTCAAGATGCTTTGTTTTATGCTAGAAGAAAGCATTTCTCCGCCAACTGGTTTAGCAGAGATAATAACTTTTCCATATAATTTTGGAACTGACTCTTCGCCACCGTAGGCGATTACAGTTTCAATCGAAGGGTAGTTTGCCTTGATTAAAGAAATAAAGTCTTCAGCAGTAACAGCTCTGTTCTGCGCTGTAAATCCGCGAATCGCATTATAACGAATTGATTCAGCATCTTCCGCTTGCGAGCCACCAGCTGAAGTTTCGGTAGTAGATAACAAAAATGTATTTGAAGAAAAACCATCAGCAGAACTGATAGAAGTAAACGTACCGCATCCGTTACCATCTTCGCCTGCAGTTTGTCTGTATGTAACTAAAACAATATTACCTGCTGTCAATTTCTTACTGGAAACACCGTTACCAAACGAAACAGCATACTTAAATTCGTCAGCACCCTGAACAAAAAATACTGTGCTATTTGCATTCAAACCAAACAAGTCAGTGGCTTTGCTCCACGCCACTGCTGTGGTATTTGTTGATGAGTTTCTTATTTCAACAGTAATAGAAGAAGTATCTAATGTATTAGAAGACAAAGTAAATGTTTGGTTGTTCGCAGAGTTCGCAACAAATGCTTCTGTTTTAATGCTGCCTTCGTGGAAAGAAACATTAGAAACGGTGTAGTTGTTTGAGCGATACAAAACAATAGTTTCGTCTGTTGAAAATGTGTATGTTTCATTAGCATCATTAGTACCTCTGATGCTGTAATACTGTGGCAGAGTAATTGTGTCTGGAGTATTTGCTGGCTGCGCAGTAACAGTGACATCAATTGTTGAAGCTGCGCGCGATCTTGGCGTATAGTTTAATTCTTTAGCGTGAGATACAATTGAGTCGCGAAGTTGCGCGGTATCCAAAAACATCTCACTGCCAATCATGTTGAGATACATGGCGTTGTGATAGGTATTGTATGCTAATAAGTCCAACAGAACTGATAAGTTAGAACCTTCAAAATCATAGTCCCTAAACTCAGTTTGCTGACTTAAATATGTCTTTAGACTTTCTTTGTATGCAGCAAAGTCTAATTCAGTGGTGGTGAGAAATCCTTGATTCGACATTTTATCTTATCCTGTTTAGAAGGAACTCTACAGTTCCTACTTGTTCGTTTCTTATTAGTGAGAAAGCAATGCTCACAAAATACGTGTTTCTGTCATAATCTGGCGTAACATCAACTGTATCAATATTGATTCTTGGTTCGTACTGTTTAAGCGTCTGAATAATTGTTTCGCGCAAAGCAATTGTGGTTAGTGGCGTCATTTGCTCAAACAACAACTCGCTAACACCAGCGCCAAGATTTGGATCTAATAACCTTTCATATTTATCAGTCATAATTAGATTCTTTACAGATCTCTTTGCTGCGTCTAGATCTGTGAGCCTAACAACATCATTTGTAATGACGTTTCTGCTAAACGATGCGCTAAAATCGCTATACGTCGGTGGCGCTTTGATTGGATTTTCTTTACGGAAAGCCATTATTCGCCACCATTTCCGCCGTCACCACCATCACCATTACCACCGTCATTACCTTCTGCTGAACCATCTGGACCATCGCCCTCAGTTCCTCTTCCAGGAAACGCTTTGGCTAACTTACCATTAATCATGCGAATTGGTTTTTTGGTGACTTTGATTCTCTTCCCTTCAAATCCAGGAACTGTAAATTCAACCATAAAGTCTTTAAGAGTTTTCATGTAAATTCTCCGCTGTTATAGTGTATTTAGTAGCGTTTAAGAACCGAGTTTGTATTCTTTTTTCTTTGGATCGCCAAGTTTTTGCGCGTCGGAAGCATTCGCAGCGCCACCGCCACCAACAGCAAGATTGTGATTATCGCCACGAGAATCTTTACCAGTAGCTTTAAGGTTTGTACTACCTTTTACGTTTAGAGCAGTTCCAACTTCAACAGAAGAACCATCAAGAATTGTTTGACTTCCTGATTTTAAGTTTGTTGCTTTAGAAGCAGTTTGGTTTATACTAGCTCCACTATTGAGATTAATATCGCCTTTAACATCAACATTAAATTTGCCACCGACTTTCCAGTTTACATCACCGACTGTGTCAATATTCGTATTACCGTTTGTAGAAATATTGGTGTCGCCAATCACTGTAATGTTTATGTTTCCGCCAACGAATAGTTCGTTGTTGGCATAGGTAATAATCTGTATGCCATTTTGTCCACGGATTACAATGGACTTGTCTTGGTGAATGGTAATGAACGCGCCATTCTTATGTTGAATGTTAATTCGCTCTACACCCTCAGTATCATCCATCTCAATAAAATGACCAGTGTTAGATTTTACCAGAATATTCTTACCGTATTCTGCGGCGAACTGGCTTGCTTTTTCTGTAATGGTGGCACCGCCAGCAGTCTCGACAGATAACTTTGTTTTATCTTTCCAGTCAGAAAGAGGAGTCTTTCTATCAATCGGACGTTCTTCTGCTAAGAATGTGTCTGGGAAACTAATTTGCTCGTTTCCAAGCATATCCAGCTTTGGAACCTTTCTGGCATATTTTTTAATTAGAGCTTCGTTTACTGGTATATCATCAGGAAACTTCGCAAGTTTTGATATATTAGTAAAATCTATTTTGTTCTTGATAATACTATCAATGTCGTCCAAATATGTTTGTAAATTAGAAACCGAATCTAATGCTCCGCCAAAAGAACCACCGAGATCAGAACTTAATGTTTCCAACGCGCTATTGATGTCTGAGAATTGACTAATAGTTCCTACGATTGCAATGTTTTCTGGCTTGATACCATTTTTTACTAGTTGATCAAACTCTGTTTTTGCTTTCGCTAAAACTTGTTCTTTAGATTCTGTTGCGCTGATGTTTAAATCTAACGCGACAGTAGTATCTGCGTCAAATTTAACTAGGTCTTTTGCGCTCTTAATTACGTTAGCCATTAGCTTGTACTTCCTCCTGTTGATACAGCAACACCCGTGGTATCATAAGTTTCTGGTCGTTTACCAGGAGGTCTAGTTATACTTAACAAATCGCTGACATATTTTTTAGTCAGTGTGACTTTATCTGATTGGTTGCCTCCTAAAATAACAACACGATTTCCTGGAAATCCTATTTGAGCTACAAACGCGACATGGCCAAAACCACTGGAAATTGGTCCTCGCTTGAATACTGCGATATCACCAACTTGAATATTGGCTTCATCTAGTTTACTTTCTTTTGTTCCTTTTTCCCAAACAGTTGTTCCATAACCATTTTTGCTGTGAGTGTTATATTTCGGAGAAGCATATGCTCTAGAACTATTAACTGCTGATGGATATGAGTACCCTTGAGAAGAAAGTATAGAACCCACAAATGCTCCACACCACGGAGTTACAGAAGGATCTATTCCGCTATTTACTCTTGTCTTAAACAGATTCATTAAACAAGCCTTATCAGTTCTTTCTTGATATCCTAACCATGCTGCAGCAGAATTAACAAGTCCTTGTTTTGGTTGTGGGCACGAGCCGTCGGTTGGTCTGTTGGCAGCAGGAGAATTAACACCAGAAAGATTTTCAACAGAACCTTCTAGTCTGTTTACTGCGCCTGTTGCAGCATAGGAAGCCGAAGAAACACCACCATTAATAACACCAAGAATAAATGGTTGTTGTAATAATTCTCCATCCATAAAGAAACCAAGAACCATCTGTCCTGCGTTTATCTTAGCAGAGCCACCATTCAACACAGGAGCCAGTGGTAGATTCTCAGTCGGCAATACTTCTGACGAAGGATGAAATCCGATAGCTCGAACGCGAACGCGCCCAAGTTGAGTTGGGTCTGAAAAAGTATCTTCGGCAACTCCGACAAACCAGATAAACTTTCCGTATGGTGTATTTTTTAAGTCTCTCATATTCTAGTTGGTATCTTATCTTTTGAAACAAATGATGGAACTGGATATAATACGTTTTTTCTGTAATTACCGTTTTTGTTAAAACCAAAATCATTACTTATGCTACTTCTACGCACTGCATTTACTAAATCTTGTGCTCGTCCACCTCTAAAATCTGTTCGACCTTCGACATGTGCAGCAGCAGAATTCTGTTTGATTGAATCTGTTAGAGCGTTAGCGACAGCAACCAAATATGACTTATCAAGCTGACCACCTTTTGCTGTATTGACAGCAATCAAAGCTGTATCTATATCTTTAATCGCTTTCCATGCTGACGGATTAGCAAAGGTAGGCTCATATTGACCAGGAGATGTAATGATTCCCTTAACAGTTTTTTGTTGATATGCGCCAGAGCCAACTCTGTTGTAAATACTTTGAGCTACGTCCGCGCAACCTTGAAAATCATTACCAAACGCTTCGCGCGAACAAATAGCAACTAAAGACCAGAATTCTTCGTCTGGTGCTCCATCAGTAAATAATTCTTCGATGGCAGATTTTGTAGCTTCTAATATACTCTTTACAGAGCCACCTACTTTTCTCAAAGAGTCAAATATACCACTACCGCTTGTTGCGCCATTAATAGTTCCTAGCACAAATGGTTGTTGTATCAAACTTCCGTCCATAAAGAAACCTAGCACCATTTGACCTTTTTTAATAGGCTGGATTCCTCCATCTAATACAGGCGCAAGCGGTAAATCTTTGGCGCGAAGTTCTTTCGAAGAAGGATGATAACCAAACGCGCGAACACGAACTCTTCCTAGTTGCAAAGGATCGTCAAAAGTATTCTCTACTACACCAATAAACCAGTAGAATTCATCATAAGGTGTATTTGTCAAATCTCTCATCGTGCACCATTTATCAAATCTTTTTCATATGCGTCTTTATACAAATCTACATAAGTTTGAAATATAGTACCTTTGATATTATGTTTTACAGCACCAACTATGAAGTCGCCAGATTGTCTATTTGAATTTTCGTCTTCTGTAATACCACTCTTAGCAGGAACATTTAGATTTAAGATATCTCCTGGTTTGATGTAAGGATTACCATAGACTTCAATTGTTATTTTGGTTTGTTCTAACAATGCTCTTTGCGCGCGAGCATAGAGATATTTTTCTTCTAAATAATCATCACGTTCCCAAGCATTTTCGGATACGGCAATATACGAAGCTGGTGTAAAATCATATTTTAATCCTTGTGGATTCAAATCGACATTAGTAGCAAACACTGGATATTTCGTATCAAACGCGCTGTTCTTGCCTAGCAAGAATATGTTTTTACTATCTTTTTCATATTCAAATGTTTTGGTCGGTGTTTTAACTTCTCTGTTTATTAAATCGATTAACATTATCTCACTTCTAAGCACACCAGAAGCAATCAAATCAAAGTAGTTTGAGTGTTCATATTGAGAAAGATACAATACTCGGAAGTAATCTTTTTCAACACTAGCATCAAGATCTGTATTGTTTCGTTCTGGATAAAACGTATATCTGAATGCTCTTTGTTTGTTGGCGTCGCTCGCAATAGATCTAGCAGTTTTTAACTTAAAACCCTGATAATCTTGATAAAAGAAGTATGTGCTATCATCAGATTGAGAAGATAACGACTGAGACAATAATCTAGATATAGCGTCGAATGGCTTTATCTGATTGAAGATAAATCCATTTTTAATGATATTCTTGCTGCTAATCCAGTCATCCCCAGTGCCAATTTTTTCTCTATCTGGCGGATCCTTTTTAACAAACCTAGACTCAACGATTTGCTTGATGACATCCGAAGGTGTGCCTTCTGGATAAAACTTAATCAGTGGCCACGCGTTCGTTACAGCAGGAAAAGTATACGCAACAATATCATATACCTTTTCTTTTTGTGTTGTGGTTTGAATTGAATTTTCTATGTTTGTAATATAAAAATTCAATATAATTTTGTTTTCTATAGGATCATCTTGAAATTTGAATAGTGTTACTTCTATGACACTACCGAGAGATAAAAAGCCGTCGTCGACCAAATTTATACCATCTACCAACGATGCTTCTAAACTAATAGAATATCTAAGCAAAGATTGTTTTAATGATATAGAATTTATAAGTGTAGCGATACCAACGCCATCTTTTACTGACCTATCTTTTTTCAAAACAACAGAATAGCTAAATTCATTTACTGTATTGCTATTTTGCACGATGAGATGTGGCTTCAAACTCGTATCCATATTATCCTCTTAGACTTTTCTCTAACTCTAAAGTAATTTGTTTACTAAATGTTTTATCGATAAGTCTAATGTTTCTTTTTTGTTCATTAAGATCAAATTCTTTGTCGTAAGCATAAACAGGAACAAGCCAGCCGTCAAAATCATCACCACTAAAAACATAGTTAAATGTATCTAGAGAATATCGTTCATCAGATATGCTGTCAGCATATTCAACAACTAAAGTTTGTGCTGCAGTAATAGAACCATATTTCTTTACAATAAATTCTTGAAATTCTTCATCGCTCAGAACCCAATCAAAGTACGGATCAATCATTTGATTAGAAATCATAACTAACCAAGCATAGTCAACAGAACCATAATAGTTATGCGCTACCATAGAAGGCTTTTCGCCATCTTTAACTTCGTAAGTGTAAAACAATGATTGCCCTAAAAGTAATTCTTTGATGATGTTGGACTTCAACATAATGTTTCTAAGAACAGCACCATTATACTGTATCAGTGGAAAATTGCTAAAATATTGCTTTGCCATTTCTTTTTTTACCTTATACGAATGGTAGAGGTTTTAATTTCTTTCCAGTTCTATCCGTGTAGTTAATTTTAGCTTGTAGGGATTGAACTTCTGTTGCTATTAAATTCATGTCTACTTTAACTTGAGTTATTTGAGCTTTAATGTTGGCGACTCTATTCGGATCGTTTACACCAGGACCACTTAAAATAGTGCGTTCTTCCTCTTTGAGTGCTTCTAATTGATTAAATTTGAATTTCCAATCATTTACTAATTGATTAATCTCAGCTTCGGTTTCTGCTCTAGATTGAGAAACAGGTGTTTCTACAGTTTTATCTGACTGAGATGCATCTTGGCTAAACATATCAAGTTTATTTGGTTTCATAGCAATCCCACCAGAATTAAGAATGACATTTTTGTTTAGCGGGAATATTTCTTTAAACGAAAGAGAAAGCGAAACTGCCTGCGGTGCATCTTCTGTTGTAAACACATTAAAACCATTTGGCGCATAGTTTACTTCAATGTTAGTTAGCGCGCATCTAGAGAAAGAGTAAAGATAATTGGTTCCTAGAAATGCCAACTCAAATTCATGCGGTGTCTTCAACAATAATCCATCGGGTTCTGGTAAAGCAAAATATCTTAATAGATTTATGATTTCGCGTAGATTATCAGATTCTTCTTTATTTTTAGGTTGTAGCATTGGCCAATCTAATCTAAAATTTCTTGGTTCCACGTTTTCAAAGATATTTGCAGAAAATGGATTTGCGATATTTCCCAAGGCAAGAGTACTAATTCCTCTTACCGAATCTATATTTTGTAGTAGAGTTCTAGCAAGATAATCTCCTGCACGAGCTGCCGCCAACGCGCCATCGGTACCAAATGAATCTTGCACTTCCAATCCGAGACTATATCCTGCTCCAGCAATACCAAGTTTATCTAGAGAATATTCAATATTTAATGATTCTGTTGGTATCTGCGCTGGTAACGGAAGAGAAATATACGTATCTGTTTTTACTTCTTGGGAAGTGAGAAGTTTTGGTCTAAAGGTATCTAAAAAAACATTTGCAGTTTTTTGTGCTTCTTGTTTTGCTGTATCTTTAAGAGTTTGATCTTTCTGTAATTCTTCGGTCGTTTTTGCGGCGGCTTCTGCATTGTATTTAAGTATCTTACTAATTTCGTTACCAGCTTTTGTATAGCTTGTTTTTACAGGTTTAATAAGAAAACTGTAATGATTGCTGCCTTGGTCAGTCAAGAATTGTATCGATTTAGCGACTTGTGTTTCGTTTCTCGCTCTGTCGATATCCTGCGTCGCAACATTTTTGCCACGCGCGCCACCTCTTGATCTTGGTCCTGTACTAGTCATATAAATACCTTGTTGATTATACTCTTTATTTAGGCGATAAAATGGCATGGAAGGGAAAATACAAGGTCAAGAACCCAGCTAAATATAAGGGTGACCCGACCAAAGTTATTTATAGGTCAAGTTTAGAACTAAAGTTTATGAACTTTCTTGACACTCATTCTGATGTAATTGAGTGGAACTCGGAGGAAGTTGTAGTTCCTTATCGCTGCGTAACAGACAACAAGATGCATCGATATTTCGTAGACTTTTGGTTTAGAAAGAAAACGCCAGATGGCAAAATAGAAAGCATACTTGTTGAGATTAAACCACTAGCTCAGACGCGCGAACCTAAGAAACAGCAGCGAAGAACTAGACGATATATCAACGAAGTTATGACTTGGGGTAAGAATCAGTCGAAGTGGAAAGCTGCGGAAGAGTATTGTAAAGATCGCGGTTGGAAGTTTCAAATTATTACAGAGAAGGAATTAAACGGCTAATGTCAGCATATATTTACACAAGGTTGGTTAAAGACGCTACGAAAGCTGGCGTTGATATTTCGCAACACACTACAAAAGCTGTTACATGGTTAAGATCAAAATATGCCGAGATTGGTAAAAATACAGTCGTTCCTTCTAAGTTTATTAATGAATCAGAAAACAAAAGAAAACGTGTAAAGATGGGCAGAATGTATATGTTCTTGTATGACCCAAAAGGAAAGAAAGAACTTCCATACTACGACCGCTTTCCGCTAATCTTTCCTGTTCAGTTTGCCCAAGATGGATTTTATGGTCTAAACTTACATTATCTTCCACCGATCCTAAGAGCTAGATTATTGGACGCTCTATACGAGTTGAGAGTCAATACTGAAAAGAAAGACGAAACAACTCGTCTTCGTTTGACATACAGACTATTATCGGGAGCAGGTCGTTACAAATTATTTGCTCCTTGTTTTAAGCATTACCTTTACGAACACACTCGTTCTTCGTTCATCTATGTTCCACCAGAACAATGGGATATGACAGTGTTTCTACCAACAGAACAATTCAAGAAAGCTACCAAAGAGAAAGTTTGGAAAGATAGCAGGAGCAAAGTATAATGGCAGAAGAACTTAATCGCTTTAGCGTAGATACTTTCGTAAGTAAATTCTTACAAGTTGGTTTAATTCAGGGTTCTAATTTTTATGTGAAGTTTACTCCACCAGTCGATGGATTTAGCGATGTAGCTATGTTATGCTCTGCTACAAATCTTCCTGGGAGAAGAATTGCTACATCTGAACAAAGACCTTATGGTTATGGCCAAGTAATAAAAATGCCATATGATGTATTATATGACGAAATCGAATTAACTTTTTATATTGATGCCAGAAACGCTGCAGCGTTACAACTGTTTGATAAGTGGCTTTCCAAAGTTATAAACACTGGTAAGGAATTTCCTAATAATAAACACAGAGTCGCATATAAAGACGACTATACTTGCAAAGATTTAAAGATATATGTAATGAATCAAATGGTCGGCACAGAAAATGCTGCTGATGCTGATTCTTCAAATGAAAGTAATTCTATGGCGGTAATCGAATGCGAGCTAGTAGAAGCATATCCTATACAGATGGGGTTTCCAGTTTCATTAGATTGGGGTAATGGCGACGAGTTTTTGAGAATTAATGTTTCGTTTGCGTACAGAACAACAGAATATAGATTTGGTCAGTTGAGCCTAGAAGCTGTTGATGGTAAATACTATAACACTCGCTCTCCTTATGATACGCCAACCAGAGTCGACCAGGATGCTAAGGATATTTCTGATTTCCTAAACAGCACCGCAAACTTTATTGGTACCATTGCTGATACAGCACAGAAGATTAATGAGTTTAAGACTAATTTAACTATTCTCAAGAGAGCAGATGGTATTCTCAATACCACAAACTCGTTGCTACCATTCCTTGGCAACAACAGAACCGCAATCGACACTATAAATAATGTTAATAAGATTATCTCTGGAACAAGATTTATCAAACAGAACCTGAATAATATTAGAAAATTCCCTTAATTACTGATTGACTGATTGGAGAAATACAATGGCTTTACCCAAAATTAAACAACCTATCTTTGAACTAGAGATTCCATCGTCGGGTCAAAAGATTCGTTATAGACCATTTACCGTAGCTGAAGAAAAGATTCTTCTTATCACAAAAGAAAGTGATGATATAAAAGATACGATAAATGCATACAAAGCAATCGTAAATAACTGTTGCTTGGATAAAATTGATGTTGACAAATTATGTTCATTCGACTTAGAATATTTCTTTCTGAACATTAGATCTAAATCTGTTTCTAATATTGTTGCAGCAAGAGTAAAAGACGAAGACGATGGACAGATATATGAAGTAGAAGTTGATCTTGATAAATTAATGGTATCAAAAATGAAACCAGAAAGATTAATCAAATTAACTGATGATATTTCGGTCTTCATGAACTATCCTACTTTTGATGTTATTGCAAAGATAGGAAAGGTAGACGAAACCACTCAAATGCTGAGAACCATGATTGCTTGCATTGAACAAATCTATCAAGGTGAAGAAGTATTTGAAACATCAGAATATTCGCAAAAAGATATGGAAGAATTCGTTCTTTCTATGGGTGTTAAGGAACTTCAAAAGATTAAAGAGTTTTTCGACGCTATGCCAAAAGTATATGCAGAAGTAAAGTATAAAACAAAAGATGGCGTCGAGAAAATGATTACGCTAGAGGGTATTCAAAGTTTTTTCGATTAATGGTAGGGTATATGTCCCTACCGCATTATTACGAACTTAACTTTGCATTGATGCAGCATCACAAGTATTCTCTTGAAGATATCAATGAGTGGCTACCATTCGAGCGAGATATCTACGTTAATATGTTACTGAAACATTTAGAAAAAGAAAAAGAACAATCAAAGAGAAAATAAATGGCAACCAAACCGCTACCAACAATCGCTACTGATTCACAAGGGCGTCCAGTAAAAGAAGATGAGAAATCAACAGATATTAAAATATCAGTTGACACTCAAAAAGTGCAACTCGCTGTCCTTACAGATCTTCTCGGTGTTGTTAAAAACATAGCAGATAATATGGTTGCTGTGATGCGCTCTCAAGGAATTATGTATGCAGGCATGGACGCTTATCTTGATGTAGCGCGTGTAGAAACCAAGAATAGACTAGCCGAAAAAGAAAAAGAAAAAGAAGCTAAATTAGGCGAAGGCGAGCAAGAAAAAAGTCCGCTTGGGAAATTGTTTGACGAATACTTTGGTAGTCTCAAGAGATTATTGACAATAATTACAGCAGTTCTGGTACCATTTCTATTAGGATTCGTATTAAGTTTTATCGATCTTACCAAACCACTAGATTTATTAAAGGCTGCTCTTATCGGTCTGGCTGCATACATTGGTGGTAAGTTTCTACTGCTATTGGCGAAAAATTGGATTAAGAACATGTTCTTAGGTCCAAAAACAATCATGGCTCCTGGTTCTACTATAATCGCAACTCAAGGAATTGGCGGAGTCGCAGGTAAAGGTAAAAAAGGTATTCCTAAAGGAGTCGGGACAACCATTGGTACTGGAGTCGCAACTACTGAAGTGGCTGCTGGTGGCGGTATGCTTGCTAGATTTGGTAAAGGACTTTTGGGATTGGTGAAAACTGTTGGTAAACTGTCTGGAATCCTTGCGCTTGTTATGGGTGCTATCGAAGGTCTATTCGGTGGTATTACTGGAGCAATCGAAGGATTCGAAAAAGGTGGCATTGTCGGGGGATTTAGAGGTCTTTTAGCAGGAGTCACCACTGGTTTTATTAATGGCTTATTAGGAATCTTCGTAGATATAGGACAATTTCTTCTTTCTGGTCTTTTAGATTTGATTGGACTTGAAGATGCAGCGAAGATAGTTGAAGAGTTTAATTTTAAAGAATTCTTAGACAAATATGTCGGGTTCTTAAATCCAATCGTAGGATTTATTGATTTATTTGATGAAACTAGTGTAATTAGAAAAAACTTCGACAAAGCACTTGATAATGTTAGCAATGTCGGTGATTTTGTTTCTAACATCTGGGAAGACATCACAAAAGCGATTCGCGAAGTTTTAATAAAGCTGGCGGGAGCTGTTCCGTTTGGTAACACTCTATTAAGCTGGTTAGGAATAAAAAAACCATCTGGTCCAAAGCCAGTAGACGAAGAAAAAGCAATAGGTTCAGCACAAGAACAATTAAAGAAAGGTGGGCGCGAAGATATAGCAGAAAAATTGGAAGGTGTAACCACCGTAAAAGAAGCCAAAAAAATTATAACAGATGCAGGATATAGTGAAAGCCTAGCATCAGAATTACTTGGCGTACCACAAGCATCTGCAGTACCAAAAGCAGTACCAGCTCCAGCCGCAAACAGAGCAGAAGAACTTAACAGAAAAACTGAAGAAGCAAAAGCCAAACCACCAGCGGCACCTGCACCAGCTGTAAACAATACAACAGTTGTAAATGCACCAAATAATATTCGATCAACCACTAATATGAATCAAGCACCACACGCAGAACGAGCTGGTCTCGGCAGTAGAGGAAATGCTGGGTTCAGTGGATTCAGTAAAGCATATACCTAAAGAAAAGGGAGCCGAAGCTCCCTTTCTTTTAACCAGCTAATTTTCGGAAGAAATCCAAATCATCATCTTCATCAGAAGCTGGAGTATCTGCTACTGGAGCAGATTGCGCTTCAGCGACTTTCGCGCGAGGAACGTACTCGGCGACTTCTTCATCAGTGTCAGCAGCAGTTGCACCAGCAACACCACCAGCACCTAGAACGCGGTCAAGCTGTGCTTTCAGCTCATCATACGACTTGAAGTTCGACGGATCGACGATTTTCTTCAAGCTGTGTTCAGAAGCCCAGACAGATTCTAGCTTCGCGTCATCATCAAGCAACGGACTCTTCGGATCGAACTGCGACTGATCGTAGTTGCGATAGCCAGCAACTTGACGAATCTTCAGACGGAAGTTTGCGCCTTCCCACAAATCAAATGGGTTGACTGCTTCGTCGCCTTCAAACTCAGGATACATTACAGCCTGAATCTTATCCCAGATCTTCTTGCCGAACTTGTACAAGAATACCTTGCCATCATTTTCAGGATGGGCTGGATCTTTTACAATATAGACGTTGGCGATATAGGACAAGCGACGCTTTTGCTTACGAGCCTGTTGGCGATTAGGATGTTCATCATCCTTAGTTGAATTCCAGAGTTGCGAATTGAGTTCGCTTACTGGGTCTTTGCCACCGATAGTGGTCAGAGAGTTTTCGATATACCACTTACCAGTCGGACCTTGGAAACCATGGTCAAACATTTGTACGAAAGGTACATCTTCACCTTGCGGTGCAGGTAGGAAACGGATTACAGCGAAACCATTACCAGCTTTATCTACTTCAGGCTTCCAGTAGTTGGAGTCATCCTTAGCGTAGGTTTTCTTTTCATTCAACTTCTCAAGCTGTTCGGTCAGCTTGCTGAATGAATCTTGGCGACTGCGTTTTAATTGTTCGAACGATTGTGTCATAAGTATGTTCCTTGTATTGACGGTGTATTAACGGTTTCACATGTTCATAATATAGTTGACTATTTATATGTCAAATCGACTATCAATTATCTCTTTCATCTTAGCTTTGTCGAATTCTAAGAACGGTGTGTACTTTTTGATGAGAAGTTTGGTTTCTTTCCACGTTGGGTCATACTCGCTGATGTTTTTATCCCAGTAGGGAACAAAGTTGAGTACAGTATTCATAATACAAAGAGAATCCAAGCTAAACTCCTTTAGGAGATACAACCTGAGTAGATACGGATGATTGCCACCATCCATAACTAGGTTGTCATCCAACTCATCCTTCAAATTGGACAACTCTGACTTGAAGTTGTACGAAAGTGATTCCTTCCGCTTCTTCCATGCCAGATAGGTTTCCTCGCCAGATGAATCGATAATATCACCGATCCATGCTTTAGTACCGCGAGAGGAAATGTTTGCCAACAAATACTCGAACGGCTCTGGTTTCTTGGAAAGTTTCATGAAGAAATACTTATCTCGGCGAACCTCGAATGTATCTTCCTTCAAATTCATTTTACCACCATAGCGGTGATAGTCATAACTCGGTGAAGAGAAATGAGTCTTGAGTGCTAGATAGGTGCTGTAACATTCAAACGGTGTCACTCTCATGCCCACCACACTGGCACTTGTCGTTTCTTCCAACTAGCCATGCGCTGTTTATCACCGATGTAATAGTTGCGATAGGATTTTACAGAGTCACCTTTGACTTTGTATTTGTCTGGCATCGCAGGTGTAGGTTGAGTGAATGGTTTGGTTGCAATGTTTTCTGGGATGCAGTTTACAAGCCATTTGACAAGTCCGATTTCCTCGCACTTGTGTACCTTACCATAGCGGTGAGTGTATTCCTTACACAACTCGACGAGCAGATAAGCGAGCCACTGATAGTTGGCTTTGCTCTCTCGCGCCCAGATAGCGGAAGGATGATTGATATGTGTGGCTTTGTAAAGCAAACTGTCACCAGCGAAACTGTTGTCTAGCTTCCAGCGTTTGATACGTCGTCCGCTGGAATCATCAACATACTGTTGCCCATCTAGGACACGATGCGCCGTGGAAAGCAGTTGCGAATACTCAAGAATCATCTTGACAACATGCTTGTCCACGTGCATTTCGGCACACGTTTTAGGTTCTAGGTGAAGCGCAAATATATTCATAATGATATTATACCCTAAAATGTGTTGTTAGTAAAATTATGCTTCTTTCTTTTTGCGTGATACTGGCTTCTTCGTCTTCGGAGTATGGATGGTTCCGATGATGTTATCAACGCAACCAAGAGTAAGTGCTTCCTCGGACGACATATAGAAGTCGTGACGCATGTTGTAGATTTCTTCTAATTTCTCAGGAGTAATCTTAGTTTGACGAAGAGTAATATCTTCGATGCGATCTTGTAAGCGCGATGCTTCCAAGAATTCTGTTTCTACTTCTTTCAGTGTACCGATGATACCAGTCGAAACTTGGTGGTACATGTGAGTAGAATCAGCATAGCAAGAACGAACATGACCGCTAATAGCAATCAGAAAGCCACAGCTCATAGCTGTACCAGTCACGATTGTATGAATCGGTGTGCTACATTCACGCATGATTGACAACAGACCGAAGCACTGGTAGACCATACCACCATAGCTGTCAATGTAAATGTTAATGGGACGTGGTGAATATTCAAGATTGTGAAGCGCATACAGCTTCTTGATATATTTGTCATGCTTCTCGATAGCAAGAATACTTTCGGTTAGAGCAGCGATGCTGTCTTGGTCGACCTGCTTTGTAAAGAATAGGTCACGCTTCTTCGGTTGCGGTAGACTTACTTCTTCACTCGAATCAATAACAGTTGTTTCTTCGCTCATAATATATTCCTTTAATTATAATGGTAATTTTGCAGTTCTTTCCAACAAATTCATATCTCGACATTCAGCTTCTAATTTCGATTTAATCACGTCAGACTTTTTGACCAAGTTCCCAATTGCTGTTGGTTCCATGTCATTCTCTTCGCAGAAAGAGAGGATGGCTTCGAGATAGCCCATCCCCATTTTTACTTTGCTTTCTACTGCCATAGCAAATGTATTGGCATCAAATTTCTTTTCAAGTTTATCTAGCATAGAAAATGTGCGCTCCTACTTTTGCTACGCGCTTCTTTTTGTAAGACCATTTCGGTTTTACAGATGTATTGTGGAAGTACATAACACGTTTGTTTAATGTACCGTTTTCATATCGTTCGATGATTTCTTGAACGACATCCCTAGTTTGTTTGTTGATGTGGTGCGGTTTTACTTTGCGAACATTAGTAAATTGCGCTTTTTGGTATGCTACACCACAAATTGTTTTTGGATAGTATTTACTATTCGCGCGATTGAAGACTGTCGCTCCGACGAGAATAGCACCCTGTGCTTTGTTACCTCTGGTTTCATTATAGATTACTGCCTCTAAACAGGCAATGTCACTCTTGGATAACGCTTTGATTGGTTTAGATTTGACTGGGTTAGTAATTGGAAAGTTTGGTGTTAATTCTTGAAACAGTTTGTCATTATCTAAAAGTTTTGCATCAGCACTTCGTTGATTTATTACAGTCAGACTTGCTAGTACAACAGCAAGGATAACCGATTTCTTCATAAAAGTCATCGCATTTCCTTTTTTGGTTGGACGAGAAATTATTTATAGGAAAGGGGGAGTTTGACCTCCCCCATTTCTTAACAACTATTAAGTATTAGTTGCGGGTAAACAGCGTAGAACCGCCAGCGTTGTAAGCAGCAGCAATCATGCGACGGCTTGGGGTGCCAAGACGATAGGTGGTTTTGCCATTGCTATCAGTGTTGGTGTAAACAGCATAGCCTTCCGAACGAAGTTGACGGATGACTTCAGAAGCCGAAGTGACTTTGTAGCTGTTGGTGATTTGGGCGGTCGTCAGAGTCTTGCCGTTTTTCAGGGCATTCAGGACGGTTTCTTTCTGCGAGTTAGTATTCTTACTCATTGTGTTTCCTCATTATATTAAACATAGATGTAATACTGGCTTTTACCAGTTCAATTATTATACCCTATTTGGGGTTCAAAGTAAAATAATGGTAAACCGAGCCAGTCGGGGTCGGTCACAAAATAGACCTCGGCTGCAAGCCCTTGATTTATAAGGAGTTTTTAGGGGTGGTTTTCAGTCCACTTAAACGAAAAAACCTAATAAAATCAATGACTTAGGTCAAAAAGTCGCAAACATTAGGGTAAAACAGGGGTCAGGGTCGGGTTCAGGTCAAAATACGCTTTGCAGGGTCGTTCCCATATTGTATGCTTTGCCATAATCAATCACTAATCCTTTTTCGCGTCCATGCGCGTCAATTTCCCAAGGGCGATCCCAGTAGTGCATTTCCCACTCATATCGCTTTCCTAGCCATTTGCAGATTTCGTTGTTTGTGCTTGGGAGTTGGCGGAGTTCGCGTTTCGCATATTGCTTGATATGCACCATTTCGTGAGCGAGAGTTCTAAGGTAGTTTACCAGAAGGATATCGTCTGGTGCGAAAATCTGAATGTGGTATTTCTTTGGTGGATCTTCTTCATCCGTCCATACACAATCAGCGAGATCGGTGACGTCATGAACATACGGATGATGCTCTATTTTTACAGAGAGAGTTTTTGATAGTTCGTCTTTGAAGAACTTCTTCGCGAAGAACTTACAGAATTGTTTAGCGTGCAACCTTTGCTCTTCTGTACCACCCTTAATAGTGATTCTCATTTCGGAACTGTTCCCTTAGATCTTTAAGCTGGTTGATGTGTTCGTCAACATAGGCATGATATACGTGGGTCTTTCCTGTTTCTTCTGTGGCAATAAAGATTAAAACATGGTCGATTTTCATACCAGTTCTTTCTTCCCACATTTTAGCATAACCAGCACCTTGGCAAAAGTAGTTGGTTATTTGTTCCTTGGACTTTTCTTTACGAGAAGTCTTCCAGTCCATTACTGCATATTTAGCCATATACTTCCCTATACAGTCAACCGTGCCAGCGACTTCTAATTCGTCTGACCATAGTCTGGCTTCTACTGCTAGGATTTCTTCCAAGCCCATGTCAATTTTCTCTTTGAGAGTATTGAACATTTGTATTGCGTCGGGCATGGCTTTTTGTGCTACATTAGCAAAGCCCTCTATATCGTCGAGGATATAGTGTTCTGCTAATGTATGCATCGATGTACCACGGCTGGATGCCATACGCGATACACGATTTGCTTCAGCTTCACCTACTCTGGCTCGCCACGCTTTAATTCCTTCGCGTCCGAGCAAACCAGTAACACCAGTCAACGAGGGATAGTTTTTCCCCGACGGTGTTTTATAGGTGCGCTTACCATCTTCATTAACCTGCATAATCTGCGGGATAACGAACTCATCAATTCTATTTTTGAACATCACTTCTTCTTTGGTCCGTAGAACCCATTTTGCATATCTTGAACAAAGCGGTTTGCTTCTTCAGTTTTCAATTGTCTTGCTTCTCTTACTGAAGCAACACCCAAGTCTTCCTTTGCTTTCTTTACACGCTCAACTTTTTTCATGGCTTGTTCTGGTGTAATCTCATTTCGGAGAACACGCTTCAACAAAGCACACTTGTAACCAGAACAGGTCTTTGGTCTTGTTTCGTAGATAGAGCAACTTCCGTTCACGTGCGCGGGACAAGGTTGAAGGAAGAAGTGTTTATCCTCTTCCTCCTTGTACTTGGTTTCCGCACCGAGGAATATCATCTGTACTAATTCGTGGTCGTGCGCCACTACGTTGCCGAACATTGTTCCGTCGCAACACATACCACACGCTACACAAAGGTCAGACGGTGTCATACTTTAGTTGTAAAGTAGCATTGACCGACACGAGCAATAGCTTGCTTCATGTCATCAAGTTCAAAGCCAAACACGAAGTCATCATAATTTCCAACTGCATAAACTTTCATTGCGCTAGAATTAACGATGATGTCTAGGTTTTCTACTGAGCCTTCGAGTTCCACAATTACGGTGCTCGAGTCGCGCGAATAAACCATAACTGGAATGCGGATCCCGTCAAAGTCAGCTTCAGCTGTGCTCTCGAATGGGTTTTCTTTACTGGCTTTGATATTCCACTTTGCGTTGATTGCGGAAAGATAGAGTTTATCGTCAAACCAACCAAATCGTGTTTCGCCGATATTACCATTGCCCCAATCAATTCCGTTTCTTGCGATACAGAACTCTGAGCTGGGAACCATCTCCCAATCCGCTGCGACGGACTGGGAGGATACTGCAAGCATTGCTGCTAATAAAATCTTTTTCATATATTCCTATGCCAGACCCATCTCCGTCTTAGTGACAATATAATCGCGAACCAAACCAGATCGTACGATATCGGTTTCTAAAAACTCAATGTGGTCAAATTTTTTCATTTTATCTAAGATACTCATGAAGTCATGAATACCGCTCTTTTCTTTTGCATTCTTTAAGTCAGTTTGGCGGAAGTCACCGCAAAAGACAATCTTTGTCCCTTCGCCTACACGAGTGATAACTGAGTCAAGTTCCGCGAACGAAAGGTTCTGAATCTCATCTACAATCACTACTGCATTGTCAATAGTCAAACCACGAATGAACGAGGTTGACATGAATTCTATTACATTTTTACTCTTGAGAATATCATAAGCATCACCGCGACTTAGCAGGTTGTTTACGATTTCTCGATAGGGTTGCTCATAAACTCTTAGTTTTTCATCCAATGTTCCTGGCATAAAGCCAACGTCGCGTGTTGCCACTGCGCTTCTAACAATATAGATCTTTTTGAATGTACCATATTCCAACATTTCCTTTAACGCAAGATATAACGAAATAAATGTTTTACCTGTACCAGCTATTCCGTGGAGAAGTAAGTGATTATCATAGAAAGAACGAAACACTATATTCTGCGTTTCTGTCATAGGATTTATCTCTCTTAACTCTAAGCCCAAACTATTAATCTTTACCACTTTCTTAGCTGCTGTTTTGGCGGTTCTTTTCATTGAAGATCCTTGTTGTGTTTGTTTATGGATTCATCACCAATCGTTTATAGTGTTCCCCCTGTGTTTGGATTTAATCTTTTGTAGAACTTCGCGGAAACCAGCGTCTGGTTTCTTAGCGTCGTTATAGCTAAATGTTGTTGGCGTTTCATGCCATTGTATGACGTGCGGATTCTCCGAGAGGAATGTTTCCATCTCGGAGATCTTCATAAACTTTTCGAAGACTTCTTCAGTTTCGGTGTTTTTGAGATTGTACAGTGGCATCTTTAATCTGCTCTATAAAGTGATCAATTAACTCATTATTAAGTGCTGGAAGAATCTGTTTTGCTTGTGTGCGCGTCAGCGTTTTCTCATGTATGAGCTGAGAAAGAACTACGCTTCCGCCACAAATAGCACCCCTGATAAAGCCAGCGGTCTTACCTTGTCGGTGCATGTACCAGCCATAGCAACCAAGAATTACCAAAATACCTGCGAATGTTATCATTTCCATCGATAATCCTCTTCGTCATCAAACTCATCTTCGGTATATTCCAGCAGATGGTCGAGATCGTTAGACCTAAGTGCATTTTTGAGATTACGTTCTTTGCGCTCAGGACGTTTTGGTTTTTTGATGTTGTCTTCCCTTTCGTGAAAAGACGTTCGTTTTATAGTCATACAGCTTGTGTCTTAGCTTCTTTTTCAGCTTTAGCATTATCTTCTGCAACTTGCTTGGGAAACAATTGCGGATATGCCTTCCTAGCAACATGAGCCGACATCGGTTTCCACGGTGTACGATGCTCCTTCATAGCAAGGATTAATTTTGCGTCCTCGGGATGTAATCCTTCGAGATATTGAATGAATAGTTGTTCGCGACGAATCCTAGCAACGTTGTTTCCAGGAAGGAAAAGATACATCTTCTTCCACTCTGAATACAAACGCTCTTCTAAATCAGAAGATTGTTCTTGAGTCGCTGGTTTGTAGGGAGGTTCGCCGTCTGGAAGATCCATATTGATATCTTCGTCGAACATAACTTTAAGGACACCTTGCAGGACTACACTATCATGTTTGTGTAAGTGTTCTACTCGGGATTGTACATCGGGAAGCGCAGCAGCTTCCTCGAGAATTTGGGAGATGCGTTTCATCATTAGAATTCCGAAATGTTTTCCATTAAAAACTTTAGTTTGTGTTTGATAAAGTAGTTGAACAGTTGGTTCCTATCTTTACCTGCTTCCGAGTCATACTCTTGGATAATCCTATCCTTAATCTCATTCGGTATATTATTTAGTGAAATCAAAAGCTCGTTTCGTTTCCAGTTGCGTTGCTCTTCGTCTTTCAACTGCTCAAACGGAGTAGTCATAAAGTAGTCAAGTCGCTTCTGGGTAATGATACCCTGTCGCGTACCAGTCACAAGGCAGTCATCCTTAGACAGGATGTTCGGAATACCGTCGCTAGTATCACCACGGATAATGTGCTCGCGCAGGAACTCGTCGGCATCCGTACAGCTCAGCATGCGTTTGCGAGTAGGATCGTACTGCTCGACGTTATTATAGCATTGCAGTTGCTTGAAGTCTTTGTCACCAGAGACAATCATAATCTTTTCAGCATTACCAAACTCGACACCAAACTTGTGTACGAGAACACCGATAACGTCGTCGGCTTCAGCATTATCTACGTGAATGACGCGATACGGGAAATATGCTTTCAACTCCTCGCGGACTTTAGCGAATGTGTCAAACACAGTTCCCCAATCCATGTCAGAAGCATCACGACTCTTGCGACGGTTGGCTTTGTAGTACGGAAACGCGCCACGACGCCAGCTGCTGGAGTCACAGGCGATAACCATATCGCCGTAGTCGGCTGCAAACTTCTTGCGAATATTACGCAATCCGTTCAGAATCATGTGGCGAAGCAGATCTTCATCTAGCTTGGCATTTTGATGAGAGCCAAGCTGAGTCATCAGATTAGCAATCATTACTTGTTGTAAGTCAATTATAAACATTTTATGTTACCATTTCATAGAAATCTTCTGCGGTGACCTGCAGTGGGTGTAGGATATTGCGTTCGCCGAGTAGCATAGAGTACATGGCTTCTCGGAACAGAATATAGTCTTTTGGGCTCACTTCTGTGGGCTTGATACCACGACTCACAAGGATCGTCCATGCAGCTTGAAGTGCAAGATCGGCGATGTCAGTGACCTCGTCATAAGCAGTAACAAAGTTGTCAACAACTTCAGAAACTTGTTTCTCGGTTTTGACTTCTTCCTGTTTAACTTTGAATCGGTCAGCAACGTCAATTACATTATTATCGCTCATAGATATTTTGCCTTTCGTCCTCGCTTCATTGGCACGACTGGTGTGGTTTCTTCGACTTCGTCGGTCATTTCATCGCGCGGATCGCGAAAGAACAAAGGTAAATCTGTGCCAGCATTTATCTTTACAGTGTATCCGAGATCGCGCCAGCTAACAGCGTGTTGAATAGCAGTTGTTTTATCATTATAATCTAGTTCTAAGCAATGACCTTGTCGTGGTCGCTTGTGATAAAAGATTTGTACAGTCCAGTATTGTTTACGCACTTAGAAACCCCAATATAAATCCGATTATGAATGGCAAGGAAGAAATAATCATTAAAGCAATCATTATAATAAACAAAAAGATAATTCCTTTCATTACCATACCTTGTAAAGAATTGTGGTATCATTCATGCGACCGTTAGCAGCACGTCCTTCAGTTTTCAACTGCTTAAATTGACGTTCAGCATTGATACGAGTATCAATGTGCGGAAGGATGTCAAGCGGTTTACGAAGTTTCTTAGTGAACGATTTGCTTTCGTCGAAGTTGATAATGCTAGTACCTTTGACAGAGAAACCACCCTCATTCGCGTAGTATAGGGAAAGGTCGCGCGTCTTACTATTGAACGCGACCAGATACTTGGCACCGAGCAGTTTAGCTGGGTCAATAGAAGCGATACGGAACTCTGCGTTCTCTTTCTGATACTTGAGACGACCAATAATCTTTTCGACTTTCGGTGGTTTCTTAGCGCGTGGTTTACGAGCAGCAGATTTCGTAACAGCTTTAATCTGTTTGAATTGAGTATTCATGTCAGTCAGCAGTTCAATAGTTTGCTTGACTGCTTTCCAGCTGACATGATTGTAGCCCTCGAGAAGTTGCTCGTCTTCCTTATCGCTCAGTTCGTTGAGTTCTTCTAGCAACAAAGAATACTCAGACGACAGTTCGTCGAGGTGAAACTTAGTCGCTTTCATAGCCATCAACGTTTTATAGAAGTCGACTTTAATCTTCTCTCCCGCGAGCGAGCGCGCGATGAGATCGTCCATGAATTCAAGCATTTCACTAGGAACAGCTTTCGGCTTGACAACTTTGTTTACGATGACAGGATTACCGTCATCATCAAGTTCGGGTCGAGTAGAATCTAGGACTGTATCAATACTTTGTTTGATGGTCGCGTGATACTTCGGATCGATAGTAGATCCGTTCGTGTATAGACGCGCGAGAGATGCGGTGGTCGGAATCAGTTTCCGAACCTTACCAGACACAGTAGCAATATCATCTTTGCTATACTTGTTCTTTGTCATGTATCCTACAAGCCACTTCTTGGCGTTGTCAGGAGTCCACTGATTGTTAAACCAGTTGAGTGCACGAACAAACTCCACACCCTCTGGGTTATGGATTACAGGTTCGCCACCAATGGCGTCATATTGTTTACGCGGTTTGCGTTTCTTTTCTGGCTGAGCCATAAATATCCTTTAGAACTATTATACTACGATTTTGGTTGAAAGTAAAATTATACAACGCTGGCATTTTGCGTATGCTTGCATTGACGGCGAAATTGAAATCCAGCACAGGTGCACGTCCAGCGACCACTTTCGTTAGTCACGTGATATGTGTTTCCTTTGCTTCCTGGAACTTCTATATGTACGATCTTGGTTTGTTGAACGACAGGCTTCGTTGCACCCTTAATCATTTTCAGGTCAAAGACATGACGCAGATTAATGATGCGATGACCGAATGGCATGGATTTGTCTGCGAGAGCAAACTCTGTGTTGCTAATCGGATATGGCGGATTGATAACCTTTCCGCGATAAGTTGTGAATCGGAACTCACTATCCGAGAACAGATAAGATTCCTTGAAACTAGTTGTTACCTCGACTTCCGAGGAAATCAGTGGCATACGGTCAAACATAGTATTCTCCTTCCATACAACCATTATACTCCCCTGAAACCAGAAGTAAAATAATAAACTCCTTAAAAATCAATAACTTAGCAAGGTATAAAAAACCCTTATAAATCAACGACTTATAAGGGTCTTAAAAATCAACGACTTAGCGTATTATTTTGAAGTCGCTCGGTAAATACCGTCCCAGCCATCTTTTCGCTTCATTCCGCTAATTCGCTCAATCATGATATCATAGTATTCAGCCATCTTTCCATCAAAATGGAACTTTAGTTGTTCGGCTGTCGCGATCGCAAGTTTGAACTCTTGGTTGTAATAATACTCCAAGAACAATTTGTGTTTATTGATTCCAGCTCGGTCATCAGGAACGACGGTGAAAATATGTACACCCTCTGTCTTTCCTTTTACCGCAATGTAGTCCAACTCAATAATCGGGAACTCGTCTTCAACGTATTCAGCAGTCTTCGGACCAATGATTAACTTAACACCGTAGGACTTACTTTGTCCTTCTAGTCTTGCAGCCAAGTTGACACCGTCCCCCAAACAAGTATAATCGAAACGCTGAACAGACCCCATATTACCCACAACAACAACATCAGTGTTAATGCCAAGTCCCATACCAAACGCAGGAATCCCTTCTTTGGATATTTCTTCATTAAATTTCTCCAGGTCACCTAGCATAGCTAAACCTGTACGCAAAGCATTCTTCGCGTGTTCGGCATCATCAAGAGGAGCATTCCAAAAAGCCATCTGAGCGTCGCCAATGTATTTGTCTAGCGTACCCTCGTTCTCAATAATCTTCTGTGTCATCGCAGTCATATAACGATTCATAATTTTAGTCAGACCTTGTACGTCTTTTCCGTAGTGTTCTGAAATAGTTGTAAAGCCACGAACGTCAGTAAACATAATTGACAGCTCGCGTGATTCGCCACCTAGTTGTAGCAGGTCTGGGTTTTCCTGTAGCTTCTCAACCATCGCTGGTGACAAGTATGTACCGAACTGCTTTTTAATTTGTTGCTTGAGTAGGAAGTTCTCGAGGAACTTAGCAAATGAAGCATGAGCGAATATAACAAGCATGCCTAGAACTGGTAGCGAAGCATCAAGTAGCAGATACTCAGTTTTCCAGTAGTGATATGATGCATAACCAAACCCACCAGCAATTAGAATAACCAACGGAAGAACTAGTTTCATTGGTGCTTTATAAACAGCTAGAATAATTAACAGACCAACGAATAGAATAATAACCAGCTCAAGGAAGTCAGCGTAGTCAGGGCGAACGATTGTGTTGCCATTTAGAACTGTTTGTAATAGATTAGCCTGAACTTCATGCGGATACATTGAGCCGACAGAAGTAGGAACTGGGTTGGCTACACCCTCAGCGGTTACACCCCAGATAAGAAACTTGCCAGCTGTATTTTCAGGTGTGATGTCAGCAGCTGATATAGAGTCAAACTCATTCCAATAAGAAATATAGACAGAGCCATCAGCAGTTGTTTTAATTGGCTCAAACTTAGGAATGCGAACAGCTTCAACGCCAGCTTCACCGACTTTCATTTGATACGAGATATCACCAGCAGCGACGCGAATAGTTTCAAGCGCAACTGATGGATAGATTTGCTCATTAGCGCCAACGACCATTGGTAGTTTGCGGATTGTACCATCAACGTCACCGATAGTAGAGGATACACCTACACCGCTTGACGCTTCAGCTAGAATTGTTACTGGCGGTAGAATACCAGACCAGCTGTTTACATAATCAAATGGATTACCGCCGACAGTTGCGGTTCCTACGTGTGGTCCAAGACCTTCAATAGATTGGTCAGTTGGTGCTGACGAAATGATGGTGGCTCTTCGCGCGAGCGCGTCCGCGAACACTTGATCTTTACCGAAACGGTCTTCTTCTGAATAGATGACAGTAAATACGCTGATGCTGTCTTCTGCAGTTCTATCTAAAAGATTAGCAAACTTATCGCGCGACCAAGACCACTGACCGTATTCTTTAATAGCTTTCTCGTCGATGTTGACTAATAGCACATCGCTGGACTTAATCTGCTCGTGGCTACGTTGTAGCGAGTCAAAGTAAGTTAGTCGTGTGGCTTCAACCAAGAATGGGTCATAGAAGCGCAGGGCGACCAAGAGTCCGAGTGTAATTAATGCTAGATACCACTTTGTTAGGAATTTCATTTCTTCTGCCTTATAATAATTGTATTGCTGTCACCACCATTGATGACCACATTGAACTCTTTACCATCAAGATTAAAGATAATGTTGTAAGCTGTTTTCTCATCAAGCACTAATTTAATCTTTCCGTTGTTATCCTTAGATATAGTTATAATATCTTTATTTAATACTGTTAGCAAACCTGTCTGCGCGTCAAGTCCGATATCTGTACCTGTAATTTCAGCAGCAGTGCGAACCTCACCCAACTTCGCTTCTTGTAACTTATCTACTTCAATCATAACTGGGATAATGTCAGCCAGATAATCTACTTCAAGATAGTTAATGTCAATATCATTAAACTCTAGCGCGTCTCTTTCTTGTTCGATTGCTAGGTAGTCTACGTCAAGTTCGTTGTAAGCAAGCGCATCTTCCTCTAGTATCATCTCATCTTCTTCCTGCTCTACTACTTTAGGAGGATTAACAATAAGCATATTGTTGATCTGGTCTAAGGAAAGGTCGAGGATGGCTGGTTTAGTTGGAGCTGAGTCGCTCGAGAATGCAACGGTTGACTGCATAGATTTGTTTAGTACCACCGAGCCACCATTGGTAGCAACTAAGATTTCACCAGATGGTGCACCGTTCTCATCGGGGAGAAGGATTACTAAACTACGACCCAGTTCGTCAACGGTGATTGTGAAGTCTGTACCACGAACTGCGATCTGTGATGTGGGTGTTTTAATTGATACGTTTTTCTTATCAATACGATTCATCTTTCCAGTAGCAAATCTGGCTGTCCCACTTGCGAAGTTGACAGCCAGTTTGCCTTTACTTGGATTAGGATCGTAAACGAATTCATCTATTACGACTTTACTCTGTTCGGTGACTCGAAGTATCGAGCCATCTAGGAAATCGATCTTTATACGACCATTTCCTGTTCTTACATCATCACGCATCTCGATTCCCAGCTGTAATTTAGCTGGGAGCGGAGTCTTTCTTACAACTGAACCTGTTCCCTTCAGCTCGGTGATTGAACCAATCTTAGACTCAGCAGCCAGAGGTGCCAGTGTTAGACTGATAAACACAAATGGTAGAAGGAGTTTGTGCAGTTCCACTAGTTGTACTCTCTATGGTAATTGAGTTGGTTTCAGTTGCGCCAGCCTGTGTAATGTTGAAGTTTGTATAATCGCCAGTGTGGTCGATGTTTACCATATGTCCAGCATACCCAGTTGCGCTTGTTGTTACGTTGTTGTAATTACCAACCATTGTAATGGTGCTTTCAGCATTCTCTGAGTTTACAGTAGCATTGAAGTTATTGTAATCACCAGTAATGTCCCATGTGAAAATTGAACCATCAGCCACATCAGCTGTACCAACGTTCATTAGCAGAGTATTATTTCCGCCAACAATGTTGATATCATACTGCGTATCGTCTGCGCTGAATGAACCATTTGGGTTATTGTTTAGTGTTATTTCGTTATTATCGCCGTATCCCATGATTGTTGCTAGGATACCGTTGCCGTATAACCAACCATATAGCGAGTTATTATTACCAGTTTGTGTTATGGTAATATCTTGTTGGTCGCCGTTAAAGTAAAACGGTGTTTGACCGTCATCAGAACCTATGGTGTTATTTTCACCTGTTTGTTCCATAACGATAGTTGCTTGTTGACCAACCTGATTAATATAAATCTGGTTGTCTGTAGCCTGACCTAATACTGTACCTGTCATCAAAAGCATAACAAAGAAGATGGCGTTCTTCATTTACTTTTCCTTTTATTTGAATTGCCAGTATCCTTTCGCCTTACCGTCTTTGATAAGTTGTAACACTGCTTCTTCTATTGCTTTTTGCGTTGCGATGTTTACAGACTCGTTTTGAGCTGTTCCGTTTTCAACTTCGACGAGTGCCGTTCCTGCTTCGACGAAACGAAACACATCCTGCGAGTATCCTACCGACAGAATTGTCTTAGTTGAAATAACATCTATAAGAACTTCGCCTGTCGCAACCGAAACCAAACGAAGTGAAACTGTAACTGTATCTTTAACATAGCGTTTAGATGCACCGATACCCAAGTATCTTGCACCAGCACCGCCTGTCATGGTGTTAGTATCATAACCAACAACTCCACCCTCTATGATTAAACCAGCAAAGAGCAGTGGTGGCAGTTTATTTATACCTTCGCCCTCGTAAGACTCACGAGTAGACTTAATAAGCTGGCGTTCTTTAGAAAGATTTTCTAATCCTTTGCGCTCTACTACTTGGAACACTTCACCATAGCCAGCACCACGAAGCGCGCGAATTAGAAACACCTCTGGGGCTTGCGTCACAGCAGTCGAAAACGAAGATAGGTTTTCGCTAGGTTTACGCTGACCTGTTAAATCTGTGAATGCGTAGATTGCCAAGGTTGGTTTCTGAACAACTGGTGGCAGATCTCTGAGTTCCTTATTAAAAACGAACTCTTGAATCTCAGCTTGGTCGATCTTCTGTATATGTAATCCGTTAAACTTTTCTGATGTCTCTACTACTTTTCCGCCAGCAGCGTGTAGTGTATAGCAACCAGTTAAATTAACCGAAGCAACAGAAACCGCTAATAGGAATAGTGACGCTCGTAACATCTGTGGGATCCGTTAAATTAGTTATGATAAGTTTTAATACTTCTGCTCCGTTCTCATCAACCGTCGACTGATAGTTAATGTTGTATCCTTGTAGGTTAAGCGAACCAGAACCAGTTGCGCCTTCTGCGAATAGATTAGTCACTAGCTGGCGCGACAATTCAGCGTATATTCTTGACTCTACGTTTTTCAAGAATCGGTTCACAGTTGAGTTGTTTTCCGCTGCGATGGCAGCTTTTAGCTCATCTTCTAATTTCTTAGCGATCGCTTCCTTGCGAGAAGTTTCTTGATTCTCAATAGTTAGATAATGTGATGATGTACCCTGTCCGTTGAAGGATGGGCTTTTGAATTGAAAGGTTATATCGCCAGCTGACGCGCTGAAAGGTAATAGACTAAGCAGCAGTAGTTTCTTCATCAGTCTTCTCCTCTTTCTTTTTCTTTCCGTCGGTCTCTAACAAAAATTCAAGTGTCAGTATTTTTATCAGACTTAGGCTTATGCTTATTCGCATGTTTCTCTTCCTCTTTCATTTGTAGGACAACGCTGACTTTTTGTTGCAATCTAATTAAGTCATTATCTAACATACGAATACGGTCAATCAATGCAATTAAGATACCGCTGGTTTGTCCAATCAACGGTGTTAATTCTTTTGTAACAAAGCTGTAAATAAAGAATACGAAATATCCCATCCCGACTGCAGCGACGATAGGAAAACCATATTGTTTAATCAACTCAATGACTACATCAGGATTCATTTTGTTTCTCTAAGCGTAGCAATATATTTTTTATCTGATACCATATTGCTAAGTGTATCAGCTGTTCTTCTTAGGAACATACTTTCAGTGGTTATGCCATCTTCATTTTCCATAATTCTTGCATAATCATGCATTATAGTAATTAAGTCTTCTAGTGTTGACATTAGTCTCTCCTTGCGTCGTTTTTACCGTCTGCCCGAGCCAGTCTATCGAGATCTGGTCTTAGACCTAGCGCAGAACTAACAACCGCATCAACTCGGATGATATCATGATTCATGGTTTTCACACGATTATCTAATGCGATGATTATACCCTGCAACCCTTGGATCTGTTTTACCACACCAGTCAATATGAACTTAATTACGAAATAGACAAACACGCCAGCAGCCATAGCTGCAGCGATAGGAAATCCAACTTCGGCAATTATCTTAAATATAGCGTCGTAGCTCATATAATCTCTCTCATAGTCAGTCTATTTATAAATAGGCTGACGTGGTTTAATCCTTACATTATAACAATATTAACAAAGGAGCAGTCATGAGTTTAGTTGCATTACAAAAGAAAATCGGTGTTACCGCTGACGGTGCATTTGGTCCAGGAACATTAAAAGCTGCGATGGCATTCTATAAGATGTCACCAGTTCGCGCTGCGCATTTCTTCGCGCAGACTGCCCATGAGTCAGGTAATTTCAAAGCATTCTCTGAAAACCTAAACTACTCGGCAGATGGCTTAACCAAAATCTTCGGCAAATACTTCGACGCTGCAGCTGCAGCAAAAGCTGCGCGCAATCCAGAAAAGATTGCTAACAGAGTTTATGCTAATCGTATGGGCAATGGAAACGAAGCTTCGGGCGATGGCTGGAAGTATCGTGGACGTGGTGCTCTTCAGTTGACTGGTAAAGAAAACTATAAAGCATTCGCTGATTATCTAAAGAAGCCAGAAATCATGGACAACCCAGACTTGGTTGCTACCGAGTACTCGTTTGAATCCGCGATCTTCTTCTTTGAAAAGAATAAACTATGGGCTATTTGTGACCAAGGTGTCGGCGACGCAGCGATTACCGCATTGACAAAAAGAATCAATGGCGGTACTCACGGTCTTGACGATAGAAAAGAGAAAACCAAAAAGTTCGCCGCAATGGTGGGCGCATAAGGAGTAATCTATGGAAAAGGTAACAGCATTCGTTTTAGCTTATAAAAAAGAAATCGTTCTACTAGTCGTCGGCTTTGTTCTCGGCGCAGTTATTCTTTAAGATTTCAATGTAATAAACTTGGAAGCTGGCGTGCTGGCTTTCAAACCCTCAAGGAGAGCTTGCCATTGGTAGGCTCTCCTTTTCCAATTAAAGCGCAGGTCGGCATATGCTTTAACATAGTTGGCTTCTTCAACGTGCCTACCAGCCTTTACATCTTCAATAGTTTCATCTAGAATTGCTAGATGACGACCAGCGTGTTCATTAACATCCTCGTGCCATCCGTACATTCTGGTTAATGCGCCAGAAGTGTCGTAGAGTGCACCATAGTTAGGATGAATACAGATTACACCTGCACTCATCGCTTCAATAAGAGAGATGCACGACGATTCAACCCAGATGTTTGGATAAGCAAAAATATCGGCATCCTGCAGGGCTGCGCGTATTTCTGTATTCGGAACCGACCCATGATAGTTAATCTTCGGGTGATTCTTGCATCGTTCAAACAAGGCTTCATACTGTGCGTCACGTTCGCCCCATCCATAAATCTTGAATGACGAATAAACATCCAGTTGAATGTTGTCGTGCTTCTCGCATAACTTTTCAAAAACAGGAACTAGAAGTTCCAGACCACGATGCGGTGTGGTGTGATAGATAATACGAACGATACCATCAGTTCTAGATGGTTTCGGTTTGTACTCGATTGGTTCGATCGCGTTCTCTAAAACAGAAGAACGATGATAAGGAACACCAAGATACTTGTTAAACATATCAGCTTGCCAATTCGAGTTATACACGATGTGGTCAAACTGTTGCCATGTTTCTTTTAGGTGAGTCGCCGCAGGATCCCAAGGTAGATCCTGATGCCAATAGATTTTAATTTTGTTTGGATCTAGATCCTCGTGCACGCGCGAGATGAAGATTTGAAAATTATCCAGCAATCCTTCTGGCATTCTTGAAGCAAGCGCGTGCTTCATCAGCTCTGTGCCACCCATAGCGTTTGGTGCAATTTTATCTTCAGCGAATCCCACAATTATCTCTCCATTCTGTAACCCATTCAATCACTTCTCGGTTGGCTGACCAACCAGGAACATTTGGTTCTTTACACATTACAAACGCAACTTCATAATCGCGCGGTTTAGCGTGATAGTATTTGTGTCTAAATGCCTTTGCGACTTCTAGGATCTGCGTCGCCTTTCCTGTACCGATATGATAGGTCTTGCCCTCGCTCGGTAGATTTCCTACGATGTGTAGTGCGTCAATAGTATCATCGATGTGAGTAAAGTCGCGCGCTTGTGCGCCAGTACCGTAAACCACTAGCATCTCATCCTTCTCGTACAAGTCAATATACTTGCGGATGATGGTGGTGTAATCGCCGAGCAGACTTTCGCGCTTCGAGCCGAATACGTTGTAGAACTTAACTACGTCGAAGTTTAGAGCGAAGTGACGGCGATATAGCTGAAGCATCTCATCACAGACTACCTTTGAGAAGGTGTATGGGTTGTTTAGCTTGTCAGCGAATTCGGTGGTCGACGAGGAAGCAAAAATTAGTTTTGTTTTCGGATTGGTCTTCTTAATATACTCACAGACCGCAACAGTTGAGTTGTAGTTGTTGAGCAGGGTTTCTTCGCAATATTCGAACGAACGAGCGATACGAGCGCAGTTAGCGAAGTGAAAGATAATATCAAATTCTTCGTCACTAGCTTTGAAGAAAGTTTCTACATCCTGAATCAAAGTGACAGCATGTTTGTTGATATTAAACAAATCACCAGTGGAAAGATTATCCACTACGGTGACATCATTATGCTCGACTAAACTATCAACTAGATGCGATCCTACGAATCCTAGACCGCCTGTTACCAAAATCTTTTTGTTCTTAATCATATTATTCTGCCAAGAAAGTCTGTTCGGGTAGATATTGTTCTTTGATAGTGTTCCAGTTCTTTACTAGGTCGTCGTATCCGCCAATCAAATTACCATTGATTAAGATTTGCGGGACAGTGCGAGCATTTGGTGCTGCTTCAAGCAACTCTTCGCGCGTAGCGTTTACGCCAACCATCTTTTCTTCAAAAGTATATCCCTTTGATGAAAGAAACTGTTTTGCCGATACGCAGTATGGGCAGTTTGTTTTGCTAAAAATTACAATGTTTTTCATAATTAATCCTTAAAGTTTTCGTTTACCCATTCAGAGCTACCGATGTATTCTCCATTAATAAAGATACAAGGCAATGCTCTTTTCCCTGTTGCTTGTTCAAGTTCTGGGATGCTAAAATCCTTGAACACTTTCTTTTCTGTAAATTCTATATTATGCTTTTGTAATATTTCTTTGGTAATGATACAAGCAGGGCAAGAATCCATAGTCCATATTTCGTATTTCACTTTGGTATTGCTCCTGGTCTATACTTGTTAATCAGTTTAGTTGATACTTCCGAGGGAAGATTAGTATTCATCGGATGGATGAACATTTTGTTTTCTGATTCACTAACCCTCTTTAATATGTAGTCCTTTTCTTTATCGGCTCCATGTGGGTTGTGTTCATGATTATCCATAGGAATAGGAACATGCCAACTGTATATTTGTTTTTGTTTTCCGCCGAGTTCAAACTTCAAAATTGACTCAAAGAAATCAAACCCAACAAAATCTAATTGAGATTGCGTTTGTATAATTTTATCGAAATAAAGAAAACACATTGTACCCTGAGATATTCTGGGTGCTTTCTTCCACTCTGTGTGTTTTGGAGGAGAATAAATCTCTGAGATCAATTTCTTATGGAGATCAGAATCACCAAGAATAAAATAATCTTTATAGATTTGAAATCTATTCGTGGCCATGCAAGATGGAAACATCAGAGATGTTGCTTTCGGATCATACAACCCTATCTGCGTGTAATTAAATATCTTGAACCTAGCATCTTTCCATGATTGGAACATACTTGCGCGCAAGCTACCGAAGAACCAAACATCAGTTTTGGTTCCTAGATGTTTCTTTGTTTCGGCTGTGGGAATACCCTTACCAAATCTAACAACCACATCATAGCTGTCAATTAAGTCGCCATACTCATGATTGAAAAGGGAAGCTGCATTACCAACCAGCAATACACGTTTCCCTTTACAATATTCTCTTAGTTTGGCAGTAGACCTGTCATTCAGTTCTTGGTTGAACATATTTCATAAACTCTTCTGCGAAATCGCAGTTTTCATAACCAGCGTGTAGAGGAGTTCCGTCGGTGTAGTGTAACACTTTAGGATCGATTCTGTCGTTGTAGTATCCGACCAAATAGTTATACGTCTTATCAACTTCACCTACCGATGCATCCCAAGTCCATTCTAAGCCATGAAGATAACTGGCAGGTGCTTCTGAAACAACTTCTGGTGTAAGAGCGCGAGTCTTAGGATGTTCGCAATTAAACAACATCATAGATGACCAGTTCTTCTTAGGATACCATACTTGCTTCTTACCATTCATCTTCTCGTCTTTGAGTTGTTCGGGCGAGATGTTGTGTTTGACGACCGTGACTGCGTCGAGCGGGTCAACTCTTTGGAGAAGTTCCCGAGGTGAGCAACGCCAGATAAAATCAGAGTCGCAAAATAATGCATATCCATAATATCCTTTTAGATATGGTGTAAGGAATCGTGTGAATGCGAACTCGGTTGATTCATACTCATGGTCTTTGCGCCAGTATAATCCGCGCTCTAATAAATCAGAACGCTTAATGTATTCTACATGAACAGTAGTATCTTGTGCGACGATAGATCTACGACACGCGTGTGCTGCTGCGTCTTGTGATGAATCATAACCTATGAATACTGTAAAGTCTTGTTTCATCTTCTTTTACCGATTAGGGTATCAACGCGAGGTTCGCGAGTGTCTTCAGTATGAACTAAAACATAATTACGCTTGCATATTGCTTCAATCTTCTCTTTCCACCAATCCATACTACGAATTGTGCAGTGTAGATTCTCGCCATCTGTAAATGCTTTTACAGCTGGATTACCAGAGATTGCTAACATAACTACACCATCTTCTTTACAGAAGGAAGCAATATCAGCTAATACGGTATCAACATCTTCTTCTGGAATATGTTCCATAACGTCTGCGCAACCAACTACATCAAACTGCCAGCCTTGTGGTGGTTTAGCAGCGAATGGTGGCCAGCAAGGATCGTAGAGATAAATGCTTTGAATTTGAATAGGGAGATGACCCCATAAACCATTGGTGTATGATTCAAACGGACGCCATGGCATGTTACCCTTACCGCAACCATAATCTAACAGAGTAAGTGCTCTGCCTTTTTCTTCTGAGATGCGCTTTACGTGTTTTGGAAATTTGCGTAGAAACTGAATTCCTGAAAACAATTCTTTTGCTTCACCGACTTTAATAAGACTGCCTGTTGACGCTGAACGGAAATCATCCTTACCAGTATGAAGTCCTTCGTAGCGTTTAATATATTCATCTAATCTTGACATGTTTAATATGTTCCTTTTGTTTTGAACCAATCACCCTTCAGCTGGAAGGAGCCACTACTACTTATAATCTCGTTTCTAGGATATTCTTTTCCGCAGACTGGACATTGCTGAAGCTGGTCAGAGTCAGACATCTTAACCAGTCGTTCAAACAAACCATGTTCTTCGCATGTATATTCGTAAATTGCCATATCAAAATGGGATGTCGTCATAATTAAAAATACCACAGTCGCGCAGTTGCATAACTTCCATCAAGACATCGCTTACTGGGTCATGCTTAGCAAATCCTTCAATAACTTTCGGTGCTTTATCCCAAGCATCGTTGGTATAGCCATTTAACTTTTCTGGGAATGCAGTTAAATCGATTGCTGTACGCAGATCGCGGATCTTCCACCAGTGAATAGGAAATTGCTTTTGGTCGAGACCAGTCTGCTTAAACATAGAATCAAGAACCATGATGTCAAGAGTTCCACGTTGCCAAGCCCAATCTGTATCTTTATTGTAACCTTGATTTACTAGCCAAGCAGATAACTGTTCGTAGAACTGCTCGACGGTAAGATCTTCTGGTGTCGGAGATAGAATAGTTTTCAGCTGTGGCGCATAAGCAAGTTGCTCTTTCCACCACTTAACTGTGTCTGGGTCACTTGTTCTTTGATATACAGAGGATTGTTCGTCGATGCTTAGTTTGAATGTCTTTACTCTGTGTCTTAAACTATTCAACGGAGTGTGAGAATCCTCTTTCAAGTCATAGACGAGAAACGAAGCCAATAAACAAATGCAGTTAGAATCACTGCCAAGTGTTTCAATATCAAAGATTAGTTGCTTCACAGAGTGTCGCCACCGACAGAACGATTACAAGGACACAACGCACCAGTCTGAAGCGCATCAAGAACACGCAGTGTTTCTTCTGGGCTACGACCGACGCTTAAATTGTTACAGGTCACGTGCTGAATTACATTGTCTGGGTCAACGATGAACGTTGCGCGCAGAGCAACACCGTTTGAGTGAAGAACACCGAGTTGTTCGGCAAGACCAGTTCTGCGAGATTCATCGTCATACCAATCGCCACTATACATTTTCTTAGTGTCGCCGAAAGACCAGTGATTGGTTTTCTTTAGGTCTTCGTGCGCATTGCGCCATGCCAGCTTGCAGAATTCGTTGTCAGTAGAACCGACCATCAAAACAGCATCGCGATCTTCGAAGTCTTTGACAAGTTTGTCGTATGCTACGATTTCAGTAGGACATACGAATGTAAAGTCTTTCGGATAGAACACGATTACTTTCCACTTACCAGCGAAAGATGTTTCGTTGATTTCTGCGAATGCATCATCAGGAGTAAGAACTCCTGGCTTTACACCATACACAGTAAAAGGACTTAGTTTGTATCCAACAGTTTTCATATTATTGCTCCATATTATCATAAATGGCAACTAGATTTTCCTCTTCGATAAAAGAGAATTCTTTGCCTTCAATTTTCACGGGAAGTGCTTTCGTCCAATTAACATAGACGATATATCCTGGCTTCACTACTGTAACATCCGGACCAACACGAATTACAGTTGCTGTGCGCGAGTCAACCAAAGTTGTGCCTTCTAGAATAAGACCACTTGTCGTAACAGCTTCTTGGCTGTTTGCTTTAATCAGAATCTGTTTCTTCAGCGGGAATAATTTGTTCATCATGTACCTCATTAATTAATTTATATGTATCACAGAAAAGACAAAAATGACCACGACAGATCTCATCTTTTTCGTTGACGAGAACTACCGTAGTCATTTCATGTTTGCCGAAGTAACACTTCAGCTTTCGCCACCACCGTATCATTATTCCTCGGTAGCAGCTTCTTGTTTGAATTTACCCTGACGCTTTTTGCCATCTTCATAGTCAGTCAGCGCAGATAACCACGCACGACGATAATCACCAGCTGTCGCAGGATTATTCAGCTTGGCATTTGCCATAGCTTGTTTTGCCATCTTTGAAACTTTCACTTTTGTTACTTTCATAATATGCTCCAAAATTATATTATACTACTATTTGTTTAATTAGTAAAATTATTCACACCACGACTTTTTCTTGTCGCCGAAATAAGGGCGAGCAAGACCAGCTTTGATTAGTTCTTCGCTGAGACGCTTACCATCATAGATAACGTCACCAAGAACGCGACCACCGAACTTATCCCACTCTTTGATTTCGAACTGAACTACAAGTGCTTCAGCAAGAACTTTCTTTGAGAACGCAGTCGCAGCATCACCAGCTTTGGCTTCAGCAGCACAAGCAGCACGACCACCCTTCTCAGGGGTATCAACACCAAGAACACGCAGTTTTAGCTTATCGCCTAATTCAACTGGTAGTCCTGGCATAATGAACTCAACTGTATCACCGTCAAGAACACGAGTAAGTTTGTAATCATAAGCAGAATAGGCAACCGATGGAACCAATAATAAAAGGAACAGAAACTTCTTCATGAAGCACTCCTTTGTTGTAGGTCACCTATTTAGCTTGTTCGTTGAACCACTTTACCCTGAGATAATAGACGCGAATTACAGCAATGACACTAAATGCGATCGTGTTGGCTGTTGCAAGTAAAAACGAACTGGTCCACATAAACACGTCTAAAAACAGCCAAGTCAAAAAGATACCAACTGGGTAATTTATGATTAACCCAGTTAGCACCATTATTAATGTTTCTCTTAAAATTGGTTTATTGATTGTCATATAATTGGTCTGCCCGACAGGATTCGAACCTGTGACCCACAGCTTAGAAGGCTGTTGTTCTATCCAGCTGAACTACGGGCAGTTTGATATTTTCAATGCCTTTAGTCTGTCCGCACAATGCGTAGCTGCGAAGCCATTTGGTTTTACCATCGGAACGACATTGGTTAGCGCACGAACATAGCCGATGGCTTCGTTGATTACGCAAGAAGACCCATGGTTCTCAGAAGGATTAATGTCTAAATGAATTTCGCAGTCGAAGTCTTCTTCCATGACCTGAGCGATATCTAGATATAGTTGTGATACTTTATACACTTCATTCATCAGGCGCATGCGTGGGCGAGCCTTCGTTTTCTCATAGTCGCGCTCGCGCTCGACGTGACCGAATACCTTACAGCCATGTCGCCCACCGAGATGTACGACTACAACTGAAGCATAATCCGCGTACCATTCATCTTTAATAAGAACACGATCTGAATCACAGCCGATGTAGACTTTTGAATTAGGATGTTCGTCGATGAATTGCTTTACAACAAGCGGATCAATTTTTTCTTTAAGGTGATGATGTATGTGCATAGTATTTAAGTTGGTACTCGATGACGGATTCGAACCGCCGACCTTCTCCGTGTAAAGGAGACACTCTACCGCTGAGTTAATCGAGCATATTATTGGTGCGCCCACTAGGACTCGAACCTAGAACCAAACGATTATGAGTCGTACGCTCTAACCATTGAGCTATGGGCACTCATTTCGCATAATCTAAGTCATAGATCTCAGATGTCAGTTTAACGATCTCTTCGATAATCTGCTCTTCACTTCTTTCTTCTTTGACTTCAGGTTCGTTTGTATTTTCTTTTTGCATAATTGTTTTGGCGGAAGCGGTGAGATTCGAACTCACGGACCCCTCTCAGGATCGGCAGTTTTCAAGACTGCAGGATTAAACCACTCTCCCACACTTCCATTAAAATTGGTGGACAGGGCTAGATTCGAACTAGCGATACCGTTGGGTGGCAGATTTACAGTCTGCTGGCATAAACCACTCGCCCACCTGTCCAAATTGGTACGAGCGGAGAGACTCGAACTCTCAAGCCATTCGGCAACAGATTTTAAGTCTGTCGTGTATACCATTCCACCACGCTCGCATTACATTCTGAATCCTGTCAAAGCAGCAGATTCTGCATAATCTTCAGCAGATTCAACATCCGAGAAGTCGCAAGGATAACTTCCGTCAAAGAAAATTACTGCATACTTCCAACCATCTAGTGTGTGATCAAAATGAAACACTTCGCAGATTAGAACTTCGTTGTTATCATAATGAGAAGAAATCTTTTCGCCAGTAGCAATAATTGATTCTACTGAATTTGTTTCATACACGTCTACATTAACTGGACCACTGTACATAAACTTCTCCTTTGTTAAATTGGTCGGAGTACAAGGATTCGAACCTTGGACCTCTTGCTCCCAAAGCAAGCGCACTACCAAGCTGTGCTACACTCCGAATATGGTGCGGTCGGAGAGACTCGAACTCTCACCAATTAAGACTGGCTTCTAAGACCAGCGCGTCTACCATTCCACCACGACCGCATTTTTGGTGGATCCAGTCGGACTCGAACCGACCACATCCAGCTTGCAAAGCTGGCGCTCTCCCAGATGAGCTATGGACCCATGTTTGGTGCTGTCTGTGGGAATCGAACTCACGACATCCTGCTTACAAGGCAGGTGCTCTACCGACTGAGCTAAGACAGCAAAAACTGGAGCGGGATAACAGAATCGAACTGTTGCTATCAGTTTGGAAAACTGAAGTCCTACCATTAAACGAATCCCGCAATTTTATTTGGCGGACTTGGGAGGGATTGAACCTCCGACATGGTGATTAACAGTCACCTGTTCTACCACTGAACTACAAGTCCAAAAAACTGTGCCGAGTTTTGTAGGGAATCCTCGGCGAACCTATACTATCAGATTGTCATCACGACAAGAATGCTACCTTTGCGGATAGCGGATGGCTGATTCGACAACCATCATAAGAGAACTGGTTTCAGTTCTCACATTAGAATAATGTTATCAGAAGCACACTAAGTCAATATGCTTTTGATAGCACTCTACTAGAGAGTGCGACCACTTCCGTTGAGAAACCCACTCGGAAGAACAGTTGGATCAGGCAGCTAGTGCTTGATTGTAGTAAGAGTCATTTGCTTTTACTTTTGTTTGCGCTGATTACGTCAGTCGCCTATCGAGTTGTCTGGTCGGATATCTTTCCCTGTCGAAGCCAGGACATCCCCATCAAAAACATTCTACTCGAAAACATTTTTGGTGGAGATGGGCGGAGTTGAACCGCCGTCCAAGAAACCTTCTCGTTCCTTCATACAACCATAATAAATCTATTATACTATATTTAGCGCGAAAAGTAAAATAATTAGTTATCGGCGAAGAACGCTAATTTGTAGATGTAGCGAGTTCCTGGTTCTATACCAGATTTGGTGGGATTGAGATTCCACTTGTGTAGCATCTCGTTTCCGTGACGCTCGTTAAACACAGGAACAGCACCATAACTATGCGTTACACTGCCATTTGCGTATTCGTGCGTGCACTCATAATGCATAATCTTCGGAGTCATAGAATTATTACTCTGATACATCATCGCCATATCCTTACTTCTGTGTGCGTAGTTTAAGAATCAGTCGATATTCGTCAAGAGTACAGCTACCCATGTCGGTGTTATGGGTTCGGCGAATAACAGCACCATCCATTAGATTTCCACCCTTTGCCCAAGCAGTATCGTGACCCCAAACAGAATCCTCGAGCTTCAGAGCTAGACCGTCAATGGCACATTTGAATCCCTGCTTCGCAAGATATTCCTCGCGCTCTTTAGTAGATAGGCTTCGCTTCTCGTCGCGGAAAACAACACCACATTCTTCGCCCATTTCATCGAGGAAGAGTTCGGCGCATTGCTTCTGAACAACGCTGTTAGCAAAGTTTTTGCCATTCTTGCGAACGAATTCTTTTACAAACATCTTATCTTGACCAGAGCCAATCGTTTCGTTGTCATAGTGACTAGGACTCGAACCAGTAAGCGCAGTGTAAGCACCAAAGAAAGAGTCATGGAATAATTCCACATCTACGACTTTGAAGTTCTTGTTCTTTTCATAGAAAGCAAACCATACCAGTTGCAAAGCAGCAAAGATATCGTTGTTAATTTTGCGACTTCCGCGCCATGAGCACACACGCTCGACATCTTCGAAGAATCGCTCAGCCGTCTTAATAGTTGTTTTGCTTAAAGGCAATGCGCTTTCAGCCATCTCGGTAATTGCTGGCTGGCCAGCCGACACATTTCCACCACCATCTGCTTTAATCAACGCGATGAACGCATACTCATCCCACTTACGGCGATGATTCGGAGCCATATCAAAATACTTTGATTTTTCTTCACCATCTTTCGAGAAGATTGTGTCGAACAAACCCAACGGGATATTGTTGTATTCTTTGTAAGGACGAGTCATACTGCGCACGGTGCGGCAATTTACAGACTCGTCATCACACATCAACATCTCCATAAAGTTGACGTCGGTTGTTTTGTTTAGATTGCGGAATACTTCGATTGCTTGTTTAGAAGAACAGATCTTAGAGTCGAGAACAATTTGTATTTGCTCGAACATATTCTTTTGCTCGGGAGTCAGTTCGCGATAGAACTTCTTGTTGACGCGGAATTTGTTACGCATGTATCCGCCGATAGCACGAATACGATGTCCGCCATCGATAACCAAGTATTTAACACCAGGATAGATTTTTTGCATCTCTTCGTCGTTGCTGATATCGCGCAGTGTAATCATACCGATACCATATCCGTCAATCAAAGATTGAATAATATCGATAGATTTTTCATGAGATTGTGTTACAGGTGGACGCTGACCGATGGGATCGGCATTTAGCAATCCGCCATCAGTAAGGTTGTAGACTTCTCGGACTTTCTCGAAAAGGAATGTGTTTTGCATGTTTATTTCTCCATTTGTCCCACTCTGGTGACACCATTGTCACACTATTGGGGAGTTGTTGTCAAGTTCTTTTCAAGCAAAAGCGATTTCAACAAATCCATATTTCGATCAATCTTGCCGACAATACCTTTATTATGTTTGGCCAGCATCGAAGTTCTTTTGCTCAAGTAATCTTTCGATTGATATGTTTTGATAGCATGACAGGTTGCACAAACCACGCGACATTTCTTTATTTCTTCTGCCATGCGATTGATTCCCCAGCTCAAAGGGATCGCTGCACCTTTGTTCCTACCAGTGGCGCGTTTGATTTTGCTCTTTGAATCAACATGATCAAACTGAAGCGCATAGAAAGGAAACTTACCTTTGCAGTCTTCACAACCAACGCTTTCTTTGTACGTCTTGAGAAAGAGCATCTTATCGCTCAGGTTCTGTCTACAAGAACGAAGAAACAACACTCGTTTCTTAGGATCTCGTTGTCGTTTGTCATAATATTGCTTGGATTTGTGTTTATGTTCTGGAGTATCCTTTACCTTCTCATAATATCGGCGACTCGCTACAGCTCGAGAAGCAGCTTTCGCTGGATCTTTCTTTATAACATAGTGATAATACCACTTTGAATAGTTCTCTTCCTTCAACTTCTTTTCAGCAGCACTCATCTTCTTACTCATAGATCGATCTCACTTCGCATACCAATAAAGACAGGGAAGCGCGGTTTGTCTTTAACACCGACTTCGAAGTGTTTATATTTGGCAAGTTTGCCAAGATACTTGTCGCGGTTAGCCCAGATTTCATCACGGACTTCCTGCGTGTAACCAGAACCGATGTTAAACTCGATACCAGTTTTGATGTCACGAACAATCAGCGCACCAAGTGTATCCATAGCCATTAGGTTATCCTTGTGGCTAGAACGGAAGCTGTTACCCAGTTCGTTCACTTGCTTGTCATTCATGTTCTTGTAAAGTTCTTCAAAGCCAAGGATCTCAGCTTCGCTGTCGCTGAATCGCTTCAGCTTAAAGATGTTGGCTTCGCGATTCGTAGAACGACCATGCTTGTATTTACCAGTCAGGCTTCGCACCATAACACCTTCGTAGCCATCACCGACCAATGCTTTCTCAAAGCCAAGCAACGTATCCTCGTTCATAACGAGGTTCTGCGGCATGATATGAATGCGGTCAGACGGAACTGCTTTCGCTAGTCGCTTCTGAATGCGCTCGTATCGGGTTTTGTATTCTTCGTCAGCATGCGCTTCGGTCGCATCATCGAACACGCAGAACCGCACATCAGGTTCACCGTCCTCGCTCATTACACCAGAGACAGTGACATTATACACATTCTCAGCATTACTCTTACCGACAATCAGCTCGCCGTCAAAACCATTGTACTTGTCTTGACCGAACAGAAGCTGAACGTACTCATTAGGAATACGTTTCAGATTGCGAGAGTAGACGACGCCATCGCGAATGACGGCACGAATGCCGTCAAGTTTCGCAGATAGATACATCGGATACGGAAGCTTCTCTATCTCGTCTTGAGTTAGAGTCGCAGCGAGCAAAGGCTTGAAACCTTTAGACATGGTATTAGTTCCAGTCGCGGTAATCGTGTTTCGGTTTGATTTTGGTGCTGAAGTAAGTGCCTTTCGATTCGGCATTCAGCAGAGATTCGAACTTCTTGTTAGAAACATCGATGTAGCTGTATTTGCTACCCGACTTGAATTCAACATACAGTTCTTTGTCAGCTTTATCGTACGCAACTTTGGCGAGATTGCTGGACTTCACTTTGACCCATTTCAAATCATTCATAGTATTTCTCCATAATTAAGTATTTACCACATCAATAGTATAACCTGAAACCGAGTCCAGGTAAAAGAATAAACTTCTTAAAAATCAATAACTTGCAGCCGACCCAAAAACCCAATAAAATCAATGACTTAAAAACCTATCGAAATCAATGGGTTGCAAGATCGCGGCTCGGACAGCTTTTAGAAGTCGTCTTCGCGCGCAATAGAAGTAGTGAATCTTGTTTCGATATAAACTTGGCTTGGCAGATATTCGTGAATCGTTTCTTCTTCTACCGCATTGTCAAGATATGCTTCCGCTTCGGCAAGGGAAGTAAAGTAAACGTCTAGACCATCGCGCTGAAAATTGAACCAGTTGACGCTGTCGCCCTCTGGCTGGTATTGCGGATAGAATCGTGCTTGTTGTTTGACGTATCGACCAGTCGTGACTTGTCTTGTTCTATATCTGTTCATTAATGACTCCTAGTGAACTATTATTTAGTCGAGGATGACAATCGTCTCATGCTTCAGACCCCACTCACGAAACAACCTGAGCGTGTTGTCAAATCCATAGCGTTGCCAAACTTCAGGCTGTGACATGTAGTCGTTTTTCTCGCGCGTGGTGACTGTGACAACCCTAGTGATTCCGCGCTGGTAAATCTTGAATGCGCATTTCTGACAGGGATGAAGCGGATAGACGTAGATGGTCGACCCAGTAATGTTGTCATGCTCGCAATGATTCAGTGCGTTGTGTTCGGCATGTATAATGCGCTTGAGCTTCTCGTCGCGGTCAGCGTACCACTCGGGTTTGTCTTCCATGCTTGCAGGGAATCCATTATAACCCACCGATGCGATCGTTTTGTTTGGACGTGCGATGACTGCACCAACCTGAGTGGAAGGATCTTTACTCCAACCAGCCACGACTGAAGCGAGGTGACCGAAACGCATGTCCCATTTGTTATTCATCGTAATCAATCCAATTTCTTTCGCCGTCGCTAAACACCGCAGAATCATCCCCTATGATTTCTACCTCTAGGTCATAGTGGTGAATGTCATAGTCAGTGAAGCTATGCTCTTCGTGATAGACACGGAATACAATCCCGTTGTCGAGTGTTCGGATCAGAAATCCTTTTAATCCCTTTGCGTTCATGGGAACATCTCGTCGGAGTCAAGCATTTCTTTCTGCTCTTCGCGTGTGGTCTTGTCTGTTGCTATCACCCAGACCAGCGACACGAATGCAGTGATAATAAAGATAGCTAGGATTATGTTAGTCATTATTCTGCTTTCTTGAATTCTGTAATGTAGCTGTTGTCAGTAATCATCTCACTGCGATTCTCGACTGAGTAGATATTCATATCAATCTCATAGCCAGGATTTTTGGTGATAGGATTATACACCCAAGCATTATCATGCCAGATGATACGATTGTTAGGATAGACGTAGTAGTTGCCCTCGTCCATCTGAAACACGTGACCGCATTTGTGCTCTGGCGTTTCAGAGAAGTTCGTGTCAAGCATCGCTCGGTTCTCAAAAGACCAGTCAAGTGTAAACAAATAAATCCCACTGCGCTGTTCGCCCGAGGGAGTAATAAGTTTGGCACGTAGGCGATTGAGTCGCGACCGAACCTGAACGTCCACGTAGGAACTAAAGCAATCCCAGTAGACATGCTCGTTGAGCTGTCGAATAGGTGCATCAGGCTTCCAGCAAAATGCGGTGATTGGTCGGCGAGTCCAGTTGACGCCATTCTCTAGGAATGCTTCGAACAATGGAACTCGTCGCTCCATAGAAGCCACAGTATGAACGTCACAGGGAGTAAACTCACCATGACCTTTCTTATGATTAAACAGATACTCGTTTCGCATGAGACAAGTAATCGTTGGAATGTTATGATTGAGAAATGGCATTATCGATACACTTCGTCATTCATCTGTGGGGTGCGAATCAGCGGTTCTGGGCATTTTGTTGCAATGCCATACTTCTCGACGCGATCGGCAAGGTCATTACCTGTTACTGAATTTCGCAACGCATCAATAATTTCGTTAATTGTAACTTGCATGTTTACTCCATATTATAGTGTTAGGCTACACCAATGATTATACTGTAAAAGTGTGAATTAGTAAAATAATTCAGAGATTCCACCAGATAATGAATAAACCTGTGAGAATGCATAGCCCAATGATAAACGCATTGACCCACATCGGTGCAGGTGGTTTCTTGTATTGGTTCATATAGTCACCAGCATTAGTGAACTTGATATCACGTTCATGTGTCAACCTCTCGATTCGTTCAGCAGCCATAAGTAAAATCATAGACAAAGCGATGTTCTCCTGCTTGTAAGTTTCGCTTGCGGTTCGTAAAGTTTGTGCCAGTTCGATGTCATTCATTTTCTTCTTCCCATGCTTCCATGCCTTCGATGATGCCAAACTGCTGGTCTAGGTCATCGTCTAGGATTTCGCGTGCTTCCTCGAGCGAAGACCATTGGACGAATTGATCCTCGCCGTCATAGAATCGACCAGCAAAGTTCATTCCTGGCTCATAGTACATGGCATCAACCGTGAAGCCAAGTTCTTCCACTAGGAAAGAATAGAATTCCACTGGCGGAGACCAAGCTGATTCGAAAGCAAAATAGACACTGTTTTCACTGAGACGGTCAACGTGACCTGCGGTTTCACCACCGATGTCCCATTTGGTTCCCCAGTTATCGACGCGCCAGCTGTACCAGCTTTCGTCCTCTAGGAGTTGCGGTTGCATCGGATGGAATTCCTGACACAGCTTTCCTTCTCTAAAAGCAGTGATGGCTCGATCGATCTGAGTCGGATCTTCGTGAGTCAGTGTAAGTGTATTGTCGCACCAATTAGGCATTGTTGTTTCTCCGTTGATAGTCAAACATTAGTATATTGAAGTCGCCCATGGCAGCTTCGTTGAGTGTTTCTTCGATGTCAGTTTCTTCGTCGATTGCGTCCCAGATGCGATTTGCTTCCTGTTCCGAGCATTCGAAGTATTGTTGCAGGTCATCGACTGTGATTGTGATTGTGATTTGTCGTTTGCTCATAGTGCGTTAATTCCCATGAATGCGTTGAAATCGTCATTAGGTTCTTCCTTTACAGTATGGACGATTCTCTCATACCCTTTGTGCTGTGCGTAGTACCAGCGCATCTTCTCGTAGGCTTCCTCTAGGGAGTTGGCTTCGATCTCGGCGACGTCGTAGTTGACAGTCGTGTTTACTTGAAAGTGGAATCGTTTCATTATCGAATTCCTTTGTCGTTATACATGAAGTCACGAAGAAGTTCCTCGGCTCCAGGAATCGCTCGCAGTTTCGCAAGTGCTTCCTTCTCGATCTGACAGACGCGCATCTTAGTCAAGCCCATGTGCTCTGCGATCTCTTCGTGAGTATAGACGCGACCCCATTCAACTTGGGAATCGTCGCCGATGTAGGTGGATGCTTTACGTGCCATGTGATATTTCCTTATTAGATAACAGAAGTGATGAAGTCATTGTCAACGGGAACACGAGTAGGCTTCCCAGTCAGCAGGTCATTGACAGGACGCCAGCCCTCGCCACGAACCAGAGCAATCCAGCTGTTGCCAGCCAGCGTCACCCGAGTGGCAAGATATCCACGCTCGTTGAGAGTGCGTATCATTGACAGTTTGTAACTTTCGATATCGCGGTAATTCAGCATATTATTCTCCTGAGTCAAGACGGACAGGGCGGACGATGTAGTCATACGAATAGCCGAAGCCATCGATTTCTTCCTGCATCAGTACATCCATGCGCGCAGTGGCTTGCTCGGGCGAGGAGAAGACACCGCAATAGTCAGGTGCAAAACCATAGCGGTCACGGAAGAGAACATACACGAGATGGTCGTGCGCCACAGTAAAGTCATTCATATTAGTTTCTCACTTGGTAGGTAGACAGCACCCATTTGGCGCGATTAATCAGCTGGCGCGACCACTCATAGTCTTTACGTTCGATAGCCATTTGCGCGTCAGACATCATAGACATAGCGATCATGTGGTAGTCAGTATAGGGGATAGCGGAGTCAATAGATTCCTTCATATCGTGTTCGGTACAGCCAAAACATGCGCGTTCGCGCTCAAATTTACTCAGGTTCATAGTTTGCGTTTCCTTATTCATTACAGCTATTGTACTCCCGTTGGGCTGGAAAGTCAAGCATCGAAACTCCTTGAAAATCAATGACTTGCAGAATCCCTGGAAAACCGAGTAAAATCAAGGACTTGTAACCCTATTGGAATCAATGACTTGCGAGACCACGGCTCTTGGACGCTCGATCGGCTGGACTGTGACCTCGGTCCACTCAGGGAAGTTCTTCTGAGCCCAGTTGACTAGGCGAGTGTTTGTGGCTTTGATGCCTTTTTGCGTCTTTGCGAACACAGGCTTCTCGCGGATGTATACGAGTTCGTTCTTTTCGAAGACCTCTAGGCGAAGAATTCTCATTTCTTTTCACCTGCTTTAAGGAACCACAGGCTCAAGCCAACCGACACACCAGTCACGATAGCCAGCGTACGAATTTCATCAGGGTTAGCCAGCGTCAGGGCGAACACGACACAGAACAGAGCCACGGTCATCAGACCCAGCGCGAAGTTGTTATAGATTGCTTTCATTTGCATTTCCTTATTCATTACAGTCATTATACTCCTATGTCAGGAGGAAGTCAAGCATTAAAAACGACTAGTCTTAAAACCCCTTGCAAATCAATGACTTATAAATCCTTCAAAATCAATGACTTGCCAGACTGCGGCTCTGTCAGCGATAGAACCAGTATAGGAAACTAAACATCGCCCCAGTGAAAACCACAGCCCAGAATGCTCCACTCAGTAGATCGCGGTAGACTCGGTTCATTGTTGTTCCTTGTCTAGGATGATGTCTGCGCGCTCTTGGCGTTTCGCAGCACGGATGAGTTCCACGATGTCGTCGAAGTCGATGATGACCTGTTCGCCATCGCCTGTGGGATTCAGCACGATCTCACCGCCATGTTGTTTAATCAGGCGACAGA